CCTCCTTTCTCATGCCACGCGCTTCCAGATGTGCACATAGTAGGCGGCGGGCTGCACGGTATAGCTGCGACCGTAGATTGAGTTCGAGCGGGAAGCATCAAAGTAAACATCATACGTCGAACCTGAATCACCCCTGTAGCCACCCCAAGAAGTATTGATTTCTACGAATTTTAAAGCTCCCGATGATTTCAAAGCCGCTTTTGAACCACGGAATGGGGAGAAATCTGCGGTTGCTTCTATTAAGCTGCCTGTGATGTTGGGCAAACCGGCTTCGACTGTGGTACCCGCTGCGTGGGCGTAGGATGCACCCATCAGCACCCGGTTCTGCGCAATCTCCTGCCATGTACCGCCAAACAGGGCAGCAGGACTGGTACTACTGACTGTTTGAAAAATACTGCCCACGGGGTAGGCGGTTAGTTTGTCCACTTCTGGGATTACAATGTCGGCACTCAGCGTACCATCGTCGGCCACAGAAAGTCCACTACCAACCTTGATTCCGCCAAGTGTTGTGGATGTAGCAGGGAGAATATTCAGATTCTTTAGGGCTTCACCCACGGCCTTTGCGTCAGCTGGGGCATTTTCTACCGTTAGCGTCTTATCGGTGCTTACGATGGCGGCGGCACGATCGGCGGCATCTTCTGCTTTTTTCTGTGCAGCCTCCGCTCCGGTCTGGTGTTCCTGCGCAACATTTGCAGACGCTTTCGCATTTTTTTCGCTCTCCGCCGCATTTGACGCGCTCGTGACCGCTTTATCTAAGTATTCTTTCAAATCGGCCTTAACAGCGTTCGCAGAATTTGTAGCTGCTTGTTCTGCTTTATCCCTTTCGGATGCAGCAGCCTGTGCTGCTAAAACGGCTTCTTCTTTTGCGTTAATTGCGCCCGCAACAGTACTCAGCTCGTTTAAGGTAGCTGCATTGATTGGCGTTCCTTCTTTTGTTGGTTCGTCATTTCGGATAAGAGTGACAATTTCGGATGTTCCATCCGACTTTACCATTGTCCACCGACCCGGGTATTTCGCCACACGGTCTTCAAAAACCATATTGTCCATCTCCTGTCATGTATTCACCGGAAAACGTAACGTATGTTTTAGCAAGCGTTTCAATGTCGAACAAAATTTGCTCAATTTGATTCATCGTTGAAAAATCGAGTTTGTTCATGATTTCTGGCGTATCTGCAATACCAGATGGGCCAGAGCATTTAGCGCGAATGGAGTTGATGTTAGAAAGCCAACGTGTTGCATCGGAGATTTTCATATATCCATCGACTGTCCAATCAGTCCGAACAGAAACAGATGCGCCAACAATGGAGCCAAGTTCTTGAATGCCGGATTCAATGCGGTTGAAATCCGTATAACTTAAAGCGCCCTTCATTCCGGCAAGCCATTCCGATTGTTCGGCTTTTGTCCACGTGCCTGTTCTCGCCTTTGCGGTAATTTCTTTCACACGGTCAACATCTGATTGCGTGCGTTCTGTAATCCAACGAGCCATAAATTATTCTTCCTCAACTCTGTTTTGATACCCAATAGGCAAATTACTCGGAACGGTAAACATGTAATGATAGCACTTATAGTTTGCGTCCCCAGAACCGATACAATCATAAAAAAATAATTCTTCGTCATTAGAATTACCAAGATGTGCTTTGTCCCAATATCCTGAAACAACAATAGAACGATAATAGATACTTCCAACAGAAGGGCCCATGCCAAAATATTCAAGATGGGTAACGGGAGTTCTCGTCCACTGCTGATACGGGCTGTAAACGTCTCCGACCATAAAAAAAGGATTTCTCAGAAGTTCTTTTGCTGTAGGGAGCGGGCTTCCTTCTGCGTTGCATCCATAACCCCAAATTTCGTTAATACCACTACTGTTATCGGGAAATCCGTAGTATATTTCTTTTGCGGAAGGTAAAAATATACTGCGAGATAGAGTAGACACAGCAGAAGGTACGTACTCGTTAGAATCATTTTTTTTGAACGAGGGGGTATAATAAAAAGTAGTTTTTCCAATTTTTTTCTGCATAAAATCAGAAAAAGAATTTTTTATGTTTCCGTTCAATAAGGCATCAATACTGCTGGTCGAATACTCTGCAGGAGTTGTCATTTTACTATCCCACGCAATATTTTCTGTTTTCGCATCTTTAAGAGCAAGAAGAGTTCTCCCTTTGCCATTTAATTCCGGTTCGTAATTATGTTTTGAGACAAGAAAAGCGGTATAAACGCCAGCGACGGAGATGTATACAGTATCGCCTTCTTTGAGGTTGGAAATCTCATCCGCAATCGCAGTAGCGTTGCAAGAAGCAGAAAGACTTGCGACTGTAGCTGTGATCGTTGCCTTTCCGCTGTGTAAATACGTGACGTTGCAGACAGATACGCCGCGTTCATTCTTGATGACATTCAGCTCAACGATACCAACGGGAGACGCATTCCAAACAATAACAGGGGAATCGGCAGATGCAGGGGTAAGCGTTGCAGTGAGCGTAATCGTGTCGGAAGGGTGCAAGTAAATCTCAGAAGCATTGATTTGTAACGAATCAACATCTTCAATCATATACCCGGTAACGGAACCCTTGAAGCTACCATTAAACGTGTAAGAAACATCCGTAATCAACAAGTTAGAAGAATATCCAAACTGATGATTGAGCTTGACAAAATCAAGAGCATCGTTGTGTGGGCTGGCACGATAAGACAGGGTGGCTTTTCGACGGTTAGAAAGCACTTTATAGCTTTCAGTTAGAACATTTTTTGGCTGGGAGACGATGGAAGAAGAGATAAGCGCGTTGTTTACACTTTGCGTAACTCCATCGCCAGTAGCGCCATTCGGATACAATGACGAAGCTCCATTTAGAGAGTAAGAGATGTTTTTTAGCTTATTAGAAAAAGTGATTTCCGGATACTGATAATCATTGATTTCAGTGATTTCATAAATGTCGGACTTGTTTTCAGGAAGGTACGGAACCCGGTCAATCCGAATCTCACCGTTTCTTGTCTGATACAAAGCCATACCAGCTGCGTTAGCAGAAAGCTGTAGCACATCAGCGTTTTTATACGAAGAATTTCCGTTGCTAAAATCAGTTGTATAATCCTTTAAAGATTCGTTGATGTAATAGCTGATACCGGAAACATCAAGAAGTTCCAAAGCGTCATAACACATTTCGTATAAAGTTCCGCTTTTCCTTCCGGTGTATAGTGAATCGATTAAAAACGCCAAAGCATCGCGAGCTTCAAAGGAAGCAGTAATGCCATTAGAAGGAATACTCCAACTAGAAAGGTAAAACTTACCTCCGTTAATCCATTCAGTCTGTCCGTCCAAGTCCATGCCATACTTTACAAAAACAGCTTGGCGTTCATACAGATACTTGTAGAGGCCGTCAGGGTTGATAGGATTCCATTTTTGATCGCTGTTATCAACGGAAAAAGAAATTGAATCCTTGGAAAGTTGACCGGAAATTGGGTCTCGCTTTGATTTATGGGAATACGACAGAAGATCTGTTTTGCTAAATTTCACACGTTGTCCAAATTCCACTTGCGAGATACGAGCTCTTCGGTTTGGAATACACCATTCAAGAATTTCAATAATAACCAAATCATAATTGGAAATCTCAAATTCAATTGAAGTTTCGGCGGAATCGTTGTTGTCAATTTGCTTTTCCAAAAGAAGAGCGGTTCCTTTGTAAGCGGAAACTTTAAATGATTTTGCCCATTCATTTAAAATTTCAGACCAAATGATTGTCAGACCCGGTATTTTTTCTTCGTGGATTTTACTAAAAGAAAATGTGATGGTTGGATGATTGGAGCTTGATACGCATTCACCGCTTACATAGCCGCATTCTTGATACGGTTCAGAATTCGGGACGATATCAAAGCTTCCATCTAAAACCCAAAAATTAGTTTCAGCAGTCGCGTAATTTCCAGAAGTGGAAATGTCCAGGTCAGTGATGGATGCCGCATTACTAAACACGGTTTGCGAACCTGAACTTGCAATAGCGTCCGTTTGCGCCGCATCATCAGCTGCATGATAAGTAATCTGAATAAAAGCTTCGGGTACAAGCGTATTATTATATTGTGAAAGCCACTTATCGGACGGCTTTACAGACATATAAAATCACCACCTTTAGACCTCAACCAGGCTCAAAGAACAATCCGTCCAGCCCATCACATTTCCGGTGTTTGGGCCCCTTCGCCACATTCCGGCCGTTCGGTCGGAAACATACATCTGGCGTGTGGAATAAGAAGCTGTTGCTTGATTGTAAAATCGTACCGTGCAATAAAAGTTTGTAGTGAATGGGCCGATAACGGAAGCCCATTGTTTTGCAGTAAGGTAATTCCACTTGAGAGCCACTTTTGCAACATCGTGTCGAACCACAGAGCCAACAACCTTGCCCTGCACGTTTCGGCCAGAATCAACGATGGTTGAAGTTGTTGCGCTATAAGAGGAAGGCTCTGGCAAATCTACGCCGTTCACTGATACAAGAGCTTGCATAATTCACCGTTCCTTCCTTAATAGCTATACACTTCCGTCCCCATAATTTGCACGCCACGGTCAGCCTGCTGCTTTTCGACCGAAGCAGTAATCTGCTTTCCGTCAATGAACAGCCTGACTTCCTTACCACCGGTAATTTCGTCACCATAGCGCTGGAAAATATCAAGAAACGCATTATAGCAGCCGTTATAAACCGCGCCTTGCAGATCGGAAGAGCTTGTTGACCCGGATGATGTATTGCTGTAGTATCCATTTGCAGAAGTGGTGGAACCTGCAGAAGCATCGTATTCAGGGGTCCCGACGTAAGAAGAATTGTCAGTTGAATATTTTCCACCAAGATTGCTCACAATGCCAACAATCGCAGCGCCTAAGGCAATTGCGGCCGCACCCACAATAAGTGCTACAGGAATGCCGAAAACTGTAGACGAAAGCGCGCCAGCAATAGAAGTAAGAAGGCCAACAAACGCAGAGCCAACAGTTCCAATCAAGCTACCCATTGCGGCAAAAATTTCAGGGAAAGAGCTTACAAGGCCACCGAAAAGGCCTTGACTGATTGCAGTGCCAGTAGTGGCTAAAGGCACCTTCAATGCGCTAATTGATGCAGAAATCGTAGTTCCAAGATTAGAAACGCTCTTTACGATTTTTCCAAAATTGCTTGTGATTCCGCTCCAAATGACCTTGCCAACTTTTAACGCTTCGTTAAACAGGGTTTTAGATGCGTCCTTTAAAACGCCGGAAATATTGGAAATGAAGCTTTGTGCGTATGCTTTTACCTGATTTCGGTTTTCCTCTCCCATCGCCTGCCAGATAATAGCAGCAGTAGTCGTACCAATTGTTTTTAGGTCGCCGTTTTGCACAGCATTCCAAAGATTTTGTACCGTGCCGAAGAAGTCATTCTGCAAGCCGGAGTCAAGCTCCTGCCACTTACTGTCCAGACCGTTGAAGAAGCCATTAACAAAATTCGTTGCGGTGGTCGTGCCATAGTCAATCATCTCGTTGCCCTTCTGCTGAACAACGTTTGCCAGATTAGTCATAGCCTGTTCAACGTAAGGAAGTGCTGCAGTGATACCGTTTGCAAGGCCTTGGTCGATGTAGATACCGAACTGTTCAAAGACTTTAGAAGGAGAGTGGATGCCAGTATCTGTCGTGAACTTATCTAGAATAGCCTTTGCAAGTCCACCAACAGTTTTCTTTGCATTCTCAATTCCTTTGTTGATACCATCAATCAAGCCCTGAACGATGTTTTTGCCATAGTCCAAAAATTTTGCAGGGAGATTTTTAATTGTATCAACCAAACTGTTCCAAGCCTTGTCCCAGTTTTCTTTGAATCCGGCCCACTTCTGGTTCCACCACTCGCCAACACCAGCAAACCACTGCTTTAAGCCTGCGCTTGCTTGGTTAAGCGCCTGAATTGGATGCTGAACAAATCCGGGCAAGCTGTCCCATGCAGTCTGAAAATTAGCGCTGAACCCTTGCCACTTTTCATTCCACCACTCGCCAACGCCGACAAACCAGTTTTTTAAGCTCTCGCTTGCCTTGTCGAGAGATTCTGTAATTTTGTCCCAGTTTTGATAAATCGCAATTCCGACATCGGTCAGACCACCAACAATCAAACCAATCAGCGTACCGATGCCTGTACCAATCGGGCCACCAAGAGAACCGATAATTGCACCAATGCCTGCGCCAGCCATTGTCGAGCCAAGCGGAATCAAAATTCCGTTTAACGTGTTTAAGCCATTCTTGACAGCATCGTAAACGCCCGTTACAAACATAGGTATGCCGGTTACTACTCCGCCAACTGCTGCTCCAATAATCGCGCCAGCAGTAGAGCCACCAGCCGCTTTAATGGCCGCTCCAACAGCAGTATTGCCAAAGCCGGTCACGATAAACTGAGCAATTCCTTTACCGAGAATGGCTGCGCCTGTAGTTCCAATCAAAGCACCAAGAACAATTTCGGCGAAATTTTTCCCATTTACGCCATTTTCAATCGCGTCTTTAATGCCTGTAATTTCAAGAACGACACCTACTGTAAAAACGCCAAGACCCAAAACAATGGATTTCAATGCGTTCATTTTGGAAATAGCATCCACAATATCCGTAATAAGATTTGTGAGCTTCCAAGCAGCAAGGGCGGTTGCTACAGTCGCTATAAGAGGAAGCATAGCCTTGATTTTCTGCTTGATAGCATCAATCTGCTTTGCAAACTCTTCGTTGTACTGCTTGAACATATCGTAGCCGGACAGGTCTACATCGCCCAAGATGTTGCCGGCAGATGCACCGCCGCCAGAGCCGGAGCTTCCTTGTGTTGGGTCAATGATGTTCAGTTCATCAAAACCCATCGTGTAGTCCTTGAGAGCTTTGGCGGCTTTCTTTGTCGAATCGGTTGTGTCATCCATTGCGTCACCGATGCCGCCAACGCTGCCAGCACTCTTAGTGAAATCGGTGAACACGACCTTCACGCCCATCAGCTTTGCCACCCACTGAACGAACTCCCGAATGAGCTGAACGGCGGCAATCAGCGGGGGAAGAATAGATTTCATGGCAGGGTAGAGCAAAGAGCCAACAGACTTCGCCAGCATATCCAATTGCGCTTTCAGAATCTTAATCTGGTTCGCAGGGCTCTGGATGGTCTGTGCAAGGTTGCCCTGCACGTTGGCAGTCTGCTTCATAATGGCAATGTAACGCAAAACTGCCTTATCTGCCTGAGACAGGCTAGAAACCTGTTTGTTAAAGCCTAAAGCAAGAAGCTCCTGCTGCAACCGTGCCTGAGACAGATCAACGCCCAAACGGCGAATAGGCTCAATCTCGCCAGAGATTGCGGAGGACATTGCGGTAAAGGTCTCTGCAACGTTTTTGTTCCAATAGGAACCTTCGTCATAGGCAAGCTGGGTCAGATTCTTGGACAGAATATATGCTTTGTCGCTGGTCAGACCAAACGAAGTACCCAAGCTCTGGATGGTAGCCATGTAGGTCATTGCTTTGGTCGGATCAACGCCAAGCAAACCCTGCATCTTGCTAATGAGCGTATCGGCTTCACCGCTCAGATTGCCCATAGCATTATGAAACAGATCTGTTGCTTCATAGAAGTCATTGAACTTCGCAACAGCGTTGCCAAGATACTCAGCGATAGCTTTCAACGAAACCAGCTTTGCCATGTTCCGCATAAAGCCGTTCATCTGATTGGACAGGCTGAGATAGCTCTTGCGCTGCTTTTCGTTGGCAGCAGTCACACGATTTGCCTGTGTAACCACCTTGCTCAACTGCGGAGGGAGCTTTGCAAATGCATTGCCCACCTTGTCAAGCTGAGATGCAAGGGGAGCAAGAGCAGCAGAAATCTTCTGACAAGAGCTTGCAAAAGAATCAAGGTCTGTTGCTTTCAGCTTGTCGGTCAGATCAGGAACCTTTCCGATTGCATTGAAAGCGCTGCCAAGAGCTTTAAGGTTCGATGCGTCCAGAATAGACAGCGGAGCCAAAGCGTTAGTGAGCTGAGTAATGCTTCCAGACATGGAGTAAAAGTCAACGCCGTTCAAGCCAGACACAGCAGCAGGAATCTTCTTGATTGCGTTCACGACCGTGTTGATGCTCTTTGTGCTTGCAGTCGTGTTGACATTGGAAAGCCCATTCAGAAAGCTGGTGATTTTGTCCAGCCCGGACATTCCAGCGGATGCCTGTTTCAGCGTTGCAATGGAACCGGCCAGCTTGTCAAGGCTGTTCACAACCTTTGTGACGTTGCCTTTCGTCCGCAAATTAGAAATGGCGGTAGCGAGCTTGTCGATATTAAGCTCTGCGCCCTGCGATTCCGCAGAAATCTCTACGGATAAGCTCGTAATATCAACATCAGCCATCACTACCACCATCACTTTCCATCATAGAGAACATCATTCTCTTGATTCGCTCCTGCGCCTCAACTGCGCGTTGGTATTCATATTCGTCTTTCTCCTTTTGAGTAAGGGGAATCGGTCTATCCATGTACTTGATGGGCTTAGACCCTTTCTTTCGGAACATATTGCCAACCGTAGAGGAAAGTGCAGATGCCATGTAAAAGCCGTTTCTCCACGCTTCCGTGTTGGCTCTGCGTTCCCGTAGCTCCTCTGCGTCACGGTAGACCTTCGCCAGCCAGACATCGCCGTGCCAGAACTGGTCGTAGGTCATGCCGATGGAGATGTAATAGGCTTCTACATCGTGGAACAGCTTGGAGAAGGAGAATGGTTCCCCCTCTCCGTCTGTTTCTTGAGATTGTGCAGTTACACAATCTCCCACGTTGCGTTTTTTGCGGTTTTGTCCTCAGTGTCAGTTGCCAGCAGAGAATTAGAAGCATCCATGAACATCTTAAGCAGAACGCCCATCAGATCTTCTTTATCCTCGATGTGCAGGAACATTTCGTCTACGACCTTGCGCTTGATGCCCTTGTTTCGTGCGATAAAAGCGCCGTAGAACAGAGCACGGGAGTTGGACAGTAGATTGATCATCTGGGTGTACTGGCCAATCTGAAAGCCTGCACGTTCGGTGGCTTCCACGCTGTCACGGGTGAAGGTCAGCTCGTAAGTGTTCTTGCCATCGGGGGAATGAAAGTTGATAACCTTAGCAGCCATAATAAATGCTCTCCTTTATAAATAGGGGCAGAACCAAATCCGTTGTTCAGTTCTGCCCGGTTTGATTGATTCGATTTTTGCGGTTTAGCCGCCAGTGACAGTCAGGGTCTCGCTGAACTCAGGCTTCTTGGTGAAGATGCAGTTGATGGTCATTTCCACAACCTCGTCCACGCCAAAGCCGGACAGACCAACCTGATGCATACCCTGCCAAGTGAAGCCAGAGCCGTCCTGCATTTTCAGGGCATAGTACTTCACGGCATTGCTCTCGGAAGTCTCATCATAGCCAGCTGCCTTGACTTTCGTATAGTCAGCCTTGTTGTAGTTGGCGGTGAAAGACTTGGTGTCGCTCTGGATGATGCCAAAGATGTTGACCTGCATAGGGTCAGACAGAGTAGTGGCATCCAAAAGGTTAGGCTCGGAGATCAGGTCAGGTACATCCTTGATGTCGCACAGCTTCGTAAGAGCGGTTGCGCTGTCGCCACAATACAGGGTGGTATTCAGACCGGAGATAGCAGTACTCATAGAATGTTCGCCTCCTTAGTTTCGGTAAATCATTCCGTCCTCTCCGATTGTTGCCGCGTAGCTGCAATCAATCCGATAGACGGAATTGTTGTACAGCCCATTCAACGGGGCAAACGATTTGCGATAAAATTTAAGCGGTTCAAGAACAGAATCCACGATTCCAACGATGGAACGTGCTTCTGCAATACGTCCCGTGTCTTTGTTAGAGTAGACCCGCACACGCAGGGAAACGGCAGCGTACTTACTGTGACCGGCAGAATCAATGTGTACAGGAAGATTGCTGTTTTCCTCTATCTGCACACACGGAAACTTCTTGACATTGCTGTCATTGATTTCACCAGTAACGAAGATGCCAGGCACTTGCTTTCGCAGTTCCTTAGCAACAGCCGTGAAGATAGAATTGAAATAATCGATCAACTATTCCAAACCTCCCTCCACGTTGCTTCTACTTGAGAAGCCATTTCCTCAACAGCCCCCCACATAGCCATAGCTGGCTCGTTACCATCGGTGTAATTCAACTGGCCTTTGCCATCCACCTGTTTAACAGGCGTACCAGCATTGCCGGATTCTCCGTAGTAGTACCATCTACGGTTTGCGCCTTGCCCTTTGCCGTAGGAGCCATGCGCACCAACGCCGGGCGGCAGTTCACCGCCATATCCGTTGTGATGTGCGCCAGTGCCAAACTCGATAAAGGCAACTGACTTGCCCTCTGCAACGATGGTACAGGTCTTGTCTTTCTGATTGATACGGCATTTCACGTCATTGGAACCAGCGTATTCCGCATTAGCGAAACGCATCTTTGCGACTTCAAGCCCAAGCCAAGAAAGACGAAAAGCAAACGCTCTAGCCTTTTTGTTCAGGGTGGCCTTGTACTCCTGTATCTGACGTTCCGCATCACGAAGTCCGGCATTGCTCAACCTCACTTTAATTTTCACTTGCGGCCACCTCTTTCAGCGCATACAACGTGTCTGTGATATGCTCTGCGACCTTGACCACAGTGTAATTGAAGGGCTTTGAGACGTCCGTCTGAAACCAGACGCGCGTACCTTCATAAAGCGGTGTGTTGTGCTTTTTGCTGGACGAACTGACAACGTAGCTGTAATCCGTAAACGCGCCAAAAGGATTGGCTTCAGCAGAACCGGTAGGCGGGCTGACGTTCAGCATCAGCTTTGCGGGTTCGCTCCACGATTCGTATGCGGATTCGCCAGTCTCGTTTCCCCACTCATCCACAACAGGCTTTTTCTCGCCGACCGGGTTTGAATACCACAGCGGGCGTTTGTCCAGCGGGCTTCCATTGAACATCAGCCGATAACACCTACTCTCGGAACCACTTCGTTAAGCAGGGACTGCGCCACATCGGAACTTTCCCAAACACGAGTAATGCCGTTGTTGGTATAGCTCGTCTGTCCGTTTGCGCCGATGTGGTTATACAGTTCCGCTGCAATGCGTATCTGCAACGACTGATACTGCAAGGGCAGCTCGTCCGGTCTGTTGCCGAAGGGGTAGCCCTGTGCAAATATCTTGTCTTTAGCGAAATCAAGCAGCAGGTCGAAGAGTGGGTAGTCCTCGTCCGTGACTTCACGGTCAAGTGCAGGGGCGATGTACTGTCCCAGCTTGACTGCCGCTTCGGAATACTGGTCTCCCATGCTGCTTTCCTCCTTTCGCCTTAGTAAGCCTTGATGCAGTACACAGCGTCCATGCGCTCAAAGGACGGCAGGACGATTTCGGAAGCGTAGACGTTGGCGTTGACCGGGTGGACGGTCAGCTCGGTGGTGATGGCAACACCAGTGTTCACGATGGACACGGATGCACCAGACTGACCAGACAGCAGGTCGGCTTCCTCAGGGGTAGTGCCGTACCAAGTGCTGCCCAGAGCGCCGGAAGGAGCAACCACCACCATGCCATCGGGCAGGTACTTCTCGCTTGCGCTGTACTGGTCTGCCTTGAACATCTTGTCATACAGATGGATGGTCAGGCCGGTTGCAGATTCGATAATCTGCCGTGCTTCGCTGTCCAGCAGAACGGCGTTTGCCTTTGCGGTGACGGTCATAAACCGATTCTTCACCTCGTCCGCAGCAATCATGTTGCGGAAGGTGGCGGTGTTCATGTACACTTCGGTCACGACCTCGCCCACGCTTGCCAGAACAGCATCCTTTGCGGCGTTCAGATCAGCAATGGGGGTGGCAGTGGTGACGTTCCACTTGGACTTTGCGACAGAGACTTCCTTGTAGTTGGTGGACTTCCAAGTGCCGTCCGGGTCGTAGTTGTAGGTGTAGTTCACACCGTTTGCCTTGATGGTGATGCCGGGAACGCCATTGGCGGGAGCCAGCAGCTGCCAGATCATACGCTCAGGTACGATGCGTGCGCCAGTGATAAGCTGTGCGGTATCATCGTACAGGCGGTTCATCACGTCACGGGCGTAGGGGTCGTTGCTGTCCAGAACACGCAGGATTTCCTGACGGTCTTTCTCGCCCAGATGGTAGCCCTCGCGGAAGAACGGCATCTCGGTCTCATCGAACTTGAAGCCCTCACGGGTGCGGAACGTAGCCTTTGCGTCAAATGCGCTGGGCATCAGGGAAACGCCAACGCCCTTGTGACCACGCAGCCACTTCAGGTCGAGACCGGCCTTCTTCTTGGCGGGAAACAGTGCATCAGATGCAAAGGGCATCGCGTTGGTAGGGTCATTCGTCCAATAGGCGGCAATCGCAGCCGGGGCAAAGACTTCCTTAAGATTCAGTGCCATGTTGTTTTACCTCCTATTAAGCGTTCACGCTGATGTTGTCACGGCAGAAGATGCCAGGAATGGCAGTCTTGAGCGCAGTAATCGCATCAGAATCATAGGTGAAGCCAGAGCTTGCGGCAGCCTTTTTGGTGTCGATAACGCCACGAATCAGCAGGGAAGCATTGGGGTTCTCTGCCGGGTCAACGTCATACAACAGAATGCCGTCTGCGGTGGCAGAAGTTGCCTTCTTGCCAGCCAGCGTCATGGGATAGCCAGCCTTAACCGCAGTAGCTTCGGTCACGGTAAAGGGGATGGCGGTGTAGTCATTGGAAGCAAGGATGGTATCGTTGATTCCGTTGACTGTGTTTTGGGTAAACTTCATGTTTTCCTCCTTGTTAATGGAAAGCACTCATTGCGTCACTCGATGCCTTAGAAACATTTGCGTTCTGCTGTGCAAGGCTCTTAGCAAACGCAACGCCCTCGCTGTCAGAGCCGCCCTTGCCATCCGCGCCCGGAGGTGTGGGCATATCCTTCAGCAGGGAAGCCTTGTATGCGGTGTCGTGGGCGGTCATAAACTCCGACTGGAACTTAAACACCTTGTCCATGTCACCGTCAGCCAGAGCAGATGCAGCCTTGTTGGCAAGTTCAGCGTCATAACCCTGTGCAACGAACTTCTCACGGTAAGATGCAAGGGTCTTTTCCTTGACGAGGTTTTCCTTATCGGCAGTCAAGGCTTCAATCTGCTTCTGCATCTCTGCCAGCTTGTCAGCCTGTTCCTGTGCGGCATTCTCGTCATCGGTGCGCTTTGCCTTGAGCTGCTTCTTGTACTCAGCAGCTTCGCCGTTGGCTTTCGTCACGGCGTTGCGCAGCTTTTCTACCTCTGCGTTAGGGTCTGCAACCTTTTCAAGCGCAGAAATGATTTCATCGGCGGTCATGCCCTCTTTGTAGGCATCACCAAGCAACACATTGAGTTTCATATTGTTAATTTCCTCCTGCGTTTTTTTACCGTTGCTTCCCTGCAACGCTGCGAAATTTGTATCCCGGCTTCCCTGCCGGAATATATCAGCCCGCTAATGCGGATTGATTTTTAATCGATTCGTTCTCCTGCCGCGTTATAAACCGCTTCTGCGCTTGTGACATCAGGCGCAGAAAAATTTGTAGGGACAAGATAAACCGGAAGCCCATAAAGCTTTGCAGCGTCAGTCTCCACAGTGCAGCCGTTATACAGCCACGCATTATCACCGCAAATACCGATAAAATAATCAGCCTGCGAAAGGAGCTCGATGCTCTTGCCAAGATACCAAAGCCCTTCAGTTCTGCACTTAGGCGGGTTATCTTCGATATAGGTTGGGATAACGTCAAGGCTTTCGCCGTACACTGCTTCGGCAATCTTGTGCAAACGGTCAAACGTCATCCGGATATTTTCTTCCGACCGATTCTTCATCGGGCAGGAAATAAACAGCTTCTTCATTTTTGCTCTCCTTCCTTTGCATTAGTCTGTTCGCCAACCGTTTTTCCGCTGTCAGCAATATGATCTTCGGGCCGTTTCTGCGGCTTCGGGGCTTTCCCATCCTCGCCCAGCTTTCCAGCGGCAATCAAGAAGGGCTTGCTCATTTCATAAGCAGCCTGCGGGTCAGGGAATAGACCGGGCGTAGTGAACGCCAGCTGCGGGTCAATCGGCTGCTGAATCATCTGTGCAAAAATCTGAACTTTGCTCTGCTGGTTATCGTACTGACGACGTGGCAGTTTGATGTTGATGTCACTTGCCATCAGCTTAGAACCAGCCGTGTCACGCAGGATTTTGAGCATCACAGACAAGCTCTGACGTTCAGCGTACTTGAACATATTCTCGTACTGCTGCGCCCTTGCTTCGGTGTGATTCCAGCCGTTTCGGACGATGACTGCGCCCACGTTGTCGGACGTTGCATTCTCGCTGCCAGTAGCACTAGGCATAGCAGTCAGACTGCGATACACGTTCAACATGGAATCGAGCAAGGTCTGGCTCTGCTGCTGGTCAAGCTCGTTTGCAATCTGCGATACAGAAGCGGACAGACCAGAAGTGGATTTCAGGCACATTGCGCCAAGCTCTTTTACTTGGTCGAGAGCATCCTTGTCCACAAGGCAGTTGGTAAACACCATGATGGACTGGATGAACTGCGCCACGCCGTCCAGACGGTTGCTTTCAAGGTCGTTGATGGCATCCAACACAGGGATAGCAGGTTCAAACAGACCCATTCGCTCCGGGTTCAGCTTGTATTCGACCATCGGCAACATTCCGAGAGAATGATTCTCCGATTTCGTAACCTTGCCGTTGTCGATTTCAAAGTACTGGTTTGGCGTATACACGCAAATCAGGTCGTTTAGGTCATTCTGATAATTGCGTGGGATGTGCAGCACGTTGGCGATGGGCTTGTGCCCGATGCCAGAGTTGTAAATCACATACGCCATATCCGGGTCGGGAACATCTACCAGTAGGGGTGTTTCGTCCGGGTAGTTGCCGTTGTACCCCTTGTCAGGAAGAACAATGCGGTATCCTTGTCCGCACTCCAACATCCACTGCCAGAGCCGCCGATCAAGCGCGTCCTTACCCTCATACTGCAAAGCATTGGACAGGCGGGCGATTTCCTCACCGTCACCAGTTGCCGTTTCAGACCGCACATAAGAGCAAGGTGTGCCGCTCATGTAGCCGGTGTAGAACCCCACGCACTCGTTGGCATGGTTCTCTACAATGCGGTTGGTGATTTCAGCGTGATATTCCTTTGTGCGATGGAGGACAGGCTGGCTACCCAAGTAGTAGTTGTGCAGAAAGCGAATCTCGTTCTTGTTCAGTAGATGAATAGGCTCCGCCTTGCCCATGACCACTTTCAGCACGTTCGTCTGATTGATTTCCGTCTCCGGCGTTTCAATCGGTCTGCGTCCGGTCAGCGGCTTATTCAAAAAGCCATCAACAACTATCTGATACTCAGCCATGCGTTCCTCCTTTCCGGCAAAATAAAAAGCGCAGCAAGACAAACCTGTTAAGGTCTATCTCACTGCGCTTACAACTGCGCTTCAAAAGCTATTCAGTTTTTAAACTTTGGTACGGAGACCCATGTATCTTTTGGAAGGTTTGAATCTCCAATTGTAATCCAATGGCAAAGAGGGCACAGAAGAGAGAACTTGCCTTCCACTTCGCCAAGATAACGTCCGCAATCACACGGATTGCCGTTTGCGTCTTTTCGAGGACGCTTGCATCTGACTTTTGCTACCATCTGTGCTCCTTTCGTCGGATTTCTGGAAACAGGCTGTTGAGCACAGACCTGTCAGAAGCTACTGGGAAACTGTTCGCACTTCCAGCCGTGCTATTCTTCGCCCGAATAAAACCATTGCAGCCTTTACATTCAGTTGTCGGACAGACGTAAAACGGGTAAGCTGCAATTTTGGTGCTGCATAATGGATTTGAACCAATGCATGTCCGGTTATGAGCCGGATGCTCTAGCCGTACTGAGCTAATGCAACATAGAAGCCCGGCTTGATTGGTTAACCGCTGCTCTTTGCAATGTCATGCCTAAACATCACATTGAGAGCCGGGAATAGCGGTGGAGGTTTTGGAGAATAAGTCCATGCAAAGCTAGGTAGTTGGTTGTGCTGCGTAACGGAATCGAACCGTTGCTTGCCAGCCGTGGGGGAGACAGGCTGGCATTCCCCTTACAATTGGAAACGCAACATATAAAGTCCGGCGAATGGAAAGAGTGAAAAGCATTCGCCGGTGAAAGGAGGAATATGCTTGTTGACACGCACGCGAGTAAAATGACAAAATCCCGCGTGCAAGCTATTCCTTTAAGGGAAGCTGCAAAACTTCCTGCGTACATTATAAGCCTTGTCAAGTGGTGAAATCAAATAAATAGACCCAGCGAACACAATATATTGTGTTTTTAATCAAAATGGCCTCTTGACAGGCTCAATTTTACTGATTCCGTTGTACAATTCATCAGCAAGCTGTGCCAGACTGTCCGGTGCATCATCGTGCGGAACTTTGCCAAGCTGCGTGAACATCGTCACCTGTTCCATGAATGCCTTGTACTCTTTCGACTGGTGTTTTTCATCAAGGAAATAGAACCGTTTGATGTCCGGCGCATACTGGATGATTCTTGACAGCTTGCTTTGACCACTTGGCGCACGTTGGCTGCGGACGGAGCAGTGATAACCTTGTTGCCGGAGCTGGCTGTCTACCACATCACAGTATTCATCGCCGCCGTTGTTGGCTTCGCCGCGCACCACGTTGATTTTGTGCTGGATGATTTTGCCTACGACTTCCGGTCTGGTCACGGTCTTATCGCCGTTATTGAACACGAGGTCAGGAATGAACACGGCATCTCCGTACACATAAGCAATAGGACAGGCGGTGAAGTCACCGCCGCCCCATGCAATATCCATGACCATGAGCTTGCGATCAGGTTCTCCATCAGGCAGAACACCGTTGAAATACCGCAATTCATCAGCAGGGAACAGCAGACCTTCACGCACATAGGGCTTGCCCATGTACTTTGCCCACCATGTTGCATCGTCAATGCTGGCTTTCATGTCAGCATAGTAGGCATCGTCAAAGCCCACACCGTAGTCATAATTGAAATTGCTGTGTCCGTTCTCGTCCACCGCAGGAATCACACGGAATCTGTACTTTGGATTGTCTGCATACTGGTTCTGGATGCGTCCCAGAGGGTCAAGCACGTTCCAGCGTGTGCCGACCATCAGCTCCAATGCGCCTTGCTTTTTGCGGTCTTTCAGCTGGTTCAGATAGGCATCGTATTTGTTGTTCAGGCGCTCAACATTCAGGCTTTCCTCCAAGTCCTCAATCAAGTCATCACTGTACAGAACGCCACCCTCGCCAATTTCAACTGCACCAGTCAGCGTACCACCAATAGAGCGACAAGTTAGGGTTGGGAAGCGCTTCTTTCGGTTCAGATCAACGCTTTCGTCCTTTGCGCTTTTGTCCACAAGCTGAACGTCAGGGAAGATTTTGCCCCAGTTATAGGTCACAGGGTCAGTGATGATGGACAGCACTTCGCCGTAGAAGCCATTGGTCAGCTTGTCAGAATGCCCGCTCATAACCGATGCAACGTCAGGGCGGTTGCCCATCAGCCATGTAATGAAGAAGATACACAGCGTGGACTTGCCAACGCGAGCAGGTAAGCTAACCCCCAAGAAGTCGATTCGCTTATAAAACAAGTCCTCAAGGTCATCTGCCAGCACTTTCAGAACCCTGCGTCTCGGCTGATAGAACTTCTTCTCCGGCGCACGGTTCCATTCAAGGTAGATGCAATAGCTGTCGAACACATCCTTTGCTTCAAACAGGTACGTCCGACCGATAATGTCATAGACTTTTGCCACGTCCTCGCCTGTTTTCATCTTTCCCATCATGGCTGCGCAGACAGAGCGTAGCTCACCAGAGTATTTGTAGGCATCGAACCGCTTGTCCTGTGGCAGAGCGTCTCTCAGGTTCACTACCGACTGAAACCAGTCTTCATAAACCTGTGCTTCGGTCGGATTCTGCTTTGCATACGCTTTGATGCTGTCAATGATGGCGATACACTGCTTTGGCTGCATAAAAAAATAGGCACCCCCTACCTGAAAATGTAAAGAGTGCCTACAACTGCACAAAAATCAAATATTCGGTTTTATAATTTTGCTTCAGAAAATTATTTACTAAAATCCATCTTAATAAATGGGTTGCTCAGTTTATTTGACTTCTTCTGCAAGCTGGTTGAGCCTGCGTTTCAGCTCGTCCGCATCGTAGTACAAAGCGTCTGCGACGGCATTGAGGATATCGGGCTTGTCGGTGTAATCACACAACGTTTCAATGAGTTTCAAACTCTGATCTGACAATTTTGCGGTTTTCATGCTTTATTCCTTTCTCTGACTATGTAAAGTAGGCTTCGGTTCTTCATCCCCAAGCATCAACTTGTAACGAAGATACTTTTCGATAATACCGTGTCTTTCTGCCAGTGTACCGTAAATAAAGACGAGAGCATCTTTAGCAGCATCGTATTCATTCGGGAAAATGACCATTTCCTCGTTTGCAAAGGTTACGGTGCAGTTTTCCGAATGACAGGCTTCCAAAAACCTCTTAATTTCAAGGAATCCACCAAAGTCAAGCATAGACCGCAGCGTGATGCTTCCGTTCTTAACAATCAGTTCTTCTTCCTGCATATTATCCAGCCTTTCTCTGTTCAGCAATCCGATACCATGTCTAGCGAGTCAGATAAATCCGTGTTCCTTTGCGTAGGATTCAAGATGAGGGCATTTGTCCAAAAGCGGATTGTCCTTGACGCATTCTTTGACCGCTTCATCAATTCCAACTTCAAGAACATACTCTAATATACCAGCGGTTATGTTTTTTATGAACCGATTGCAACCTTCCGATTCTTCCCAATTCATCTGTTTCATAGCAATCCCCTTTTACCCATCGCAAACAGTCGGCTCACGCTTTCCATCTGAACCGAGTTTCGTCAAATAGTTTATGTATCTTTTGAAGATTGTATCGTCTTGGCCAAATGAAACATAAACTGCAAGCATAGTTTGAATCGCGTTATTTGTATTCTTTGGTTCTACGATAATTTCCTCATTTTCAAATTCGACAGCGCAATTTACTTGCTCGCAAACATACAAAAACGAGAACAGTTCTGTGCATCCGGGAAAATCGAACACTGAACGTAGTTTGATTTTTCCATCCGCTACAATTAAATGCCCATAAAGAGAATCTGCTATCAAATTAGATTTTTTCATGTTAGTATACCCTTTCTGCTGATTTTATATTGCCACGCCTCAACAGAAATGATATAATACTGGTGTACTATCATCCTGTTGAGGGATTGGTGGTTCTTGTTTGTAGCAGCGGCCTGTGGTGGGTCGCTGCTTTTTATTTTTCCTCTTTATTGGCATACTTGCGTGTGGTGGCCGCATCAGTGATACCATACTTTTCACGATACTTTTTGACCGTGCGCCAGAACGTAGCGGACTTCAACCCAAGTTCGTTCATCATAATCTTCGGCGTGGTTTTTCCATTCTGCCAGTCGTTGTAAAGTTGCCGGAACTTCTCTTCGTCTACTTCGACGGGCTTTCTGCCTTTATACTTGCCTTCTGCTTTTGCGATTTCGATTCCCTCCTTCTGCCGTGCCAACATTGTTTCGCGTTCCAGTTGTGCCAGAGCTGCAAACACGGTCAGCATAAATTTCCCGTTAGGCGTAGAAGTGTCGATGTTCTCTTTCTGGCTGACGAACTTGACGTTCTTTTTTTCAAGTTCTTCAACGATTTCCAGAAGGTCTTTCGTGGAACGAGCCAGACGGCTGAAACTCTCAATCACAAGAGTATCGCCCTCACGAACAAACGCCAGCATCTCTTTCAACTGCGGGCGGTCGGTGTTTTTGCCGCTCATTTTATCAATGAACACCTTTTCAACGCCAAGCTGCTCCATAATGACTTCCTGACGAGCCGTGTTTTGCCCGACTGTCGAAACTCTTACATACCCAACTTTCATTTTTGCGTCCTCTCTTTCTATCACAGATTATATCATATTTTGATAGTACTGTCAATAGAGTTTTGATAGTATGGAGAACAAAAATATAGCCAGTGGTTAGAGGACATCTAGCCGCTGGCTTTTGTGTTATACGTTAATCTTGAATGGCAACCACTTCATAAGAGCTATAACCAGTAAATCCGCTCAATGGATGCAGTTCAAACGATGCTGTCTGTCCAGAAGCAAGGCTGTCCATAATGTAAGTATACTCACCGCCGACAGGGACTTCGTTGCCTTCGGTGTCTTTCATCTTGTAAAGGACAATGACCTTGACGGCATTGCTTGTAAACTGGCTGTTGTTCGTAACCTGTCCAGTGAATCGCAAATCGTAGCCAGAGCCACGCTTAGAAACATTCGTGACGGCTAGTTCGCCAGCACGGACAATCTGATTGGCAGGGCTTGCTTCGTGCACGTTCCAGTTTTCTGCACTTGTCGTATACTCAATTCTTGTCGGCTTAACACCATCAGAATCAAAAGCAATGTAATCCCCGAACCAATAAGAATCACCCTCGCCAACCCAGTCCAGCGTTTCAGAATCGGTCTTTAAGACGGAGCCATCTTCGCCGTATACCGTGACGTTCAGCGAAACAAAATCAACTGCCCAATCGGGATTAGGATTCTCAACCAACACAGCGTAGAACACATAGTATCTCGTTTTGCCGTATTCATACTTGGTTTCAAGGTGACTATGAGATTCCTTAATGTTTATTGGCTGAACTTGCGTTGCGTTAGTATCTTCCAGCTCAACGGAAGCAGACCATTCATCGGGTTTCGTCGTTGCCATTGCGCTAATAGGCAGAGCAAGCATCATAGCCGCTGCTAGAGCTGCCGCAATGATTCTCTTTCTCATTTTTGATTCTTCCTTTCTTTGGCCAGAATTTTATATAACGTTTGAAATACCATGTGCCATAAGATACACACCAAAAACCAAAAGAGCGGCGCCGATAATGATGCCCCATATTGAAGCAGCAATCTTTTCGTTCTTTTCCCTCTTTTCTTTGTTCTTATCATTCTTTTGATTCATTGTAGATTCCTCCCTTTCAAGGCTTGTAAGGCAAGTATAGCACAGAACACAGACCCTTTGTAGGGGTCTTTTTTGTTTTTGCGGAATTTTTGAGATTGACAATAGGGGGTGGGGTGTTTTTTTTGAGCCTTTTTTATTTTTTCGGTGGTGACGGGACTGACCGGGCGGGGCTGGTCGGCGGCTATATACCCCCGCCGGTGCCCCCTGCACCCCAGCACGCCCGGAACGGCCTGCACATCACAGGCGGTAGCACAGGCCGTGCCAGATGCAAGGCAGACCGCCCACAGCAGGACGCGCACCGACACACACGCCCAAACGCTGGACACGCTGCACCGGTCTGCACTCGATACCGGACAGGCCACGCCGGGCAGATCGTACCGGCGGCGGGTGCTGGAGGGCGGGCAACTCCTCTATCATGCGTATTGTGATAGCTCTATCACAAGCATGGTATATTGATAGCAATATGAACAAATCTCACAAGGATATTTTGTTGTTTCTTGTGATAGTAAATTACTATCTATCTATTGACACATAACCCTATTGATAGTATAATAAAGGCACAAACAAGAACAAACCACATTGAGCCAAAACAGGAGGACAAAAACCATGAAAAAGACCTATAAATGCAGTGACCTCTATACCGCAACATTTGAGGACGGTGCGTTAATGACTGGCACGCTTGACCAGCTCTATGCAGCCCAGAACAACCGCAAAATGACCATTAAACCCATTGTGTGGCTCTGGTGCAGCGACAGCGGCCTGTATATGGTAGACTACATCTTAGAGGGCGCGGGCTGGACATTGGGCGTATTTGATACGCTGGCAGATGCGGAAAAGGCAGTGGCAGCGTTTAACGCACAGCCTGCGGCAGATGTTGCCGCAATGATCACGGCGGACGCTCTAAAGTGCTTTACCTGTGAGGTGGAGTGCAAGGCACTGGGCAACGATGGTAAGCAATATAATGCTGTTTGGTGTCCCGATTGTGGACAGATTTATTATACCATCCCGGCAAAAGTTAAAGTGTTGGGCTACATCCCGCAGTATAAGGAGGGCTAAACGATGACGAGAACCGACGAACTAAACGCTGAAATCAGAAATCAGGCCATGCGCCTGTATCCCAAGTGCGCCGCGCTTTTTGAGCTGCCGTTAATGGTATACACTCAGATTGTAGCGGACAACCTGACCCGCTCCAAGCCGTACCGCTTGAGCGTTGAGCGTTGCAAAAAAATCATTCTGGCAATGCCGGAGTTTGACTAATGGAGGGTTTACAACATGATTACTTTGGACTTTACCCAGTGGGCCGCTCTCTGGTACGTGGGCGGCATGATCAGCGGCGCATTGGTTATAATTGCATTTCTTAATAGCTGAGGGGGCGCAACCTTAGAACGTTATTCAAGAATAAAGGAATTTTGGAGGGCTAAAAAATGACCAAGTTTGAAGAAAAAGTGAACGCATACCGCGAAAATAAGCGGTTAATTGAAGAGCTTGAAGCAATGAATGATGCCGTAAAGGCTGAAATCATTGATATGATGCACGGCGCGCCGGAGATGGTACAGGGCACTGCAAAAGCCATTTATAAGGACGTGCAGAGCGTCCGACTTGACAGTAAGCTTTTACAGGCCGCGCACCCGGATATTTACGCCGAGTGCAGCAAGCGCACCACATACAAGCGGTTCAGCGTGGTATAAGGGGGGTGCAACAAGTGATATTTTCATGTATTCTCTTTGCATTCTGGTTTTTTAGTGCACTCTTTAAGGCCAGCAAGTAAGGATTGACTTTGCACCCATTGGGCGCGTATACTGAAGGCAGTAAAAAGCACACAAGCAACGACACGGAGGAACAAAAAAATGAAAAAGCTGACAGCAGAAGAATTTGCCGAAAAAGTAACGGCCAACGGAACAGAGTTTGAAATTGATGAGCTCCGCACAATGTCCCTGCAGAAGTACAATCAAGAGTGGTCCGATGAGGAAATCCCCGAAGAAGAGCAAGTTCTTGTATTTGTCATCTATGCCCACATCGACCCGGAAAGCGGGGATGTTAAGACGGAAGGCCTCAGCGGGTCAGATTTTATGCTAACTGCGGAAATGCAGCTGACGCAAAAGCAGGCAGACGGCCTATATAATGGCGATGCAGAGACCGAGCAGATCGAACGCCAAATTATTATTGATGATATTTACCCGCAGTATCTCGAATTTCTGGAAGATCTGGAATGATACCAGCCCCCGCCCTACAGGGCGGGGTTTTCTTTTGCCTTGCACCGATACGGCGCAGGGCTTTTCTTTTTGCCCAGTAGCGCACAAGCCGCATACAAGCCGTTTACAGCGGCTTTCTTGCTGTCAATGCAATTATACCGCCACAACATCAAAAGCGTTTACAGGGCTTTGCAGTGGACTTTCCGCTGATTTGCCATATTCCAGCGCACACGGTACAGCATACACACGCGCCGCCTATATACCACCTGCACCGCGCCGGACGCTGTGCAGACCAGCACAGCCGCCCTATTATAATAAGGTATATAAGGGCGCAACGGTGCGCCTGTTATAGATTCATGCAAGACGGTGTAGCATATCATAGACCATGCAAGCCCGGCGGGGTCATCTCCTGCCGCCTGTGGATCGCTGGCAAGTGCTGACACGCTGTCAGCAGTACAGACCCGACACACCTGCTGAGGGGTCAGCGTCTCCACCTGTACAGGGTCAGCCCGGCGGGGTCTCGATGCTTCTCACGCCCGGCGACTTGCAGTCTAGCACCGGGTCAGCAGTCAGGGCGGGGCGGTCTGGCACCCTCCACCCGGCGGGGCAGTCCAGCAGCAGGGAGCGCGGCGGGCGGCGCGGAACCATTGGCGGCTACCGCCGCATCTCTTTTCGGGCTTTCGCCCGATAGCTAATAGAGGTCAGCAATAGTCGCAGCGTTCCGGCTGGAATAGTCGTAGCCAATAGTCGTAATTTCTCCAATAAAATAGTCGTGGAATAGTCGTAAAGTCGTCAGACGACTAGTTTTTAAAAGTCCTATATATAGTATAGTAACGAGCAGCCCGCTGATAGTCGTAGAGTAATAGTCGTAGCGTTTTATTGCGAACCTTCGTAAAATAGTCGTATATTTTTTGTGTGAAATAGTCGTTTGCCTTTTAGAGAAAGAGAGATGCGATAGTCGCTAAGTCATCAGACACTCCAAAAATCAATATATGTAAAGACACCTGTCAATTTTAATCCCAGTCGCATTACCTCAAAATCTTTAACCATCGTACTTATTATAATAGTCGTAAACAATTGCTCAATCTTTTTAACTATTATTTCGCTGGGATAGTCGTATCATCTGATTCGGCCTGTTCATATCCAATTTAATTCCTATTAACGCACTATGATATTTTATTCAATTCATAGCATTCTACTGGGAATAGTCGCAAACTAAATACATCAATATTTTTAACAAACAAAGCAAACCGCTCCGGCTGGTCAGTTGCTTTCGATTCGCAATCAGCTGCTCATATAGTCATACAACATTTCTACATATTCAACCGACTACAAAATGAAGTCAATCATCCATGTGAAATAGTCGCAGACCATCCACAAACACAAATCTCACGCCATTTTTCGCATACGGTCTGCTCTGCTGGCTAACGGTATAGCTTTGGAAATAGAGGGTTGTAGGGGGAAAGAACCTTTATGGAAACATTTGGTTGTCGTTTTTAGTTGTCACAGTTGTCTCACCATTTTGGCGTGGGGGCCTCAAACAATTTATTTGTTTGAGGGGGGAGTTAGGGGGATTATAGGGGGTAATAGGGGTTGTAGGGGAAAGAGGGGGAAGAAAGGGGGGAAGATTAGTATACCATGATACCAACGCATACCATTCGTATCAACTGGTACGATTCGTATCGCTTGGTATGCAATTATTGCATCTATTTGCATGCAAACGCATCTTGCCGATAGTCGTAGCCATATCAGCCCAAACGCTACTCGATCGAGGCGGTTCCTACTCAAAATCAGACCTTGCCGTTTTCTCTCGATAAATACCAGACGAAAAAAGCACGGAATAGTCGCAGAGGGTAGTTTTACCACCTGACACCATTCCATGCTTTTCATTCCGTTTGTTAATTGGTGATTATAGCGGAGATTTGAATTCTACTGTCTGCTTGCATCTTGCGCATACGCTCTGATGCTGCTTCCTTCTGCTCATCCGTCATAATTCTTGTGGTTGCAAACCGCACAAGGCGTTTTGGCATCTCATACCACTTGCCGTCCTTGTCCTGCTTGACCAGCTTGTACGATGCAGGCTCGCGCTCACACAGCTTGTCCAGCTTGCGCATATACACCGGGTCAGCGGTATAAACCGATGCAGCATCTTCCGCTGCATTGAAGTTGACGATGGTCTCTTGTTCCAGTCGAGTGATGTTCATAATCGTTTTCCTCCGTTTGTTGATTGACGAAAAATATTTATGGGGTTCAGACGGTAACTTTATCGCCTAGACCATGTTATCTGTTTTTCTTGCCTATTCTACTGTGACGATACGAGCGCAGAAGCAATGCTAGGTCACTATCACTCAATCGCTTCGTATGTTTTCTCGAAAATGTCAGGTTTGCACGGGTAGATTTCGCCATTTACGCCACGAATGATATAATCGCCAGCCCTCGCAATCATAGTCCCTTCAAGCGTTTTAATCTCGCACCACGCAGGGTCATTGTAAAACTTTCCGAAGTCATGCGTGATAATATCATTGCTACTTACTGCATCCCAGAACCAATCTTCTCCAACAAGGCCTCGTGCATTGAGCTTGAATGCTTCGATAACAACTGGCTTCTTGCGGTATTTCATGTTTATTCTCCTCTCGTTACATCCACACGCATTCTTTGAACTGCTGCGTCTCCATCTGGAACGTGATGTCCAGTGACCCCACGTTGCCCTCTTTGTTCTTCTCAAGCGCAAAGTGATAATGCTGCTCCGGCCGCTTTTTCGTTGTCACGTTCTGCGCCAGCAGGATGATTGCATCTGCGTCCTGCTCGATTTGCCCGGATTCTCGCAAGTCTGCGGCAGTCGGTGGGATGCCTGCTCTTGCGGTCTCTCGATTGAGCTGTGCAAGTGCTACAACCAGCGTTCCCGTGGACTGTGCAAACTCATGCAGTGCCATGCTGATTTCCGTGACGGCACTGTATCGGTCTTTCGCTCCGGCTTGATGGATAAGCTGCAAATAGTCGATGAAAACCACTTTGGCTTGCATCCTGATAGACTGTGTTCTAATCCACCCAACGCTCTTACCAGCGGCAGAGCGGACGAACAACGGATATTTTTTGATAGCTGCCAGCCGGTCAAGCTCGTTAATGCTGACGGTCTTGTTTTTAACCGTGTGAAGCGGTACGCCTAGCTGGTTTGCGATGATACGAGCGTAGAGCGTATCCGGGTCGGTCTCTAGGCTAAAATATGCTACCTTGCGTCCGTTCTTGGCTATTTCACAGGCAAGTTGCAAGGACAGAGCGGTCTTGCCAGCAGACGGTCTGCCTCCGATCACAACGAAGTTGCCCGGCACAAGATGCAAGTTGTTATCCAGCACTCTAAGCCCTGTGCTGATATACTCCGGCTTATCATCCAACTTGCGGATGTAGTTGTCTATGCCATCGCACATCGGGATGAAATCACTTCTCTCGTTGTGCAGGTTGATAGCTTCGCCTAGCTGCTCATAGATGCCTGTCAAGTCTGCGTATCTGGTCGAACCGTCAACGATTTTGAACGCGATCTCTCTGGCTCTGGACAATGCTGCCTGTTCCTTGACGATTCCAACCCATCCAAGCATCATGTCATGGGTGACGTTGCGGATAAATTCTGCACCAAAGGCATCTAGGCATTCACCCATTGCCTTCTTGCAGTTATCGTACCGCCCCATGACTTCTACCGGGTTCCACTTGTCGTTGTGTTCCCAATAGCCACGAATGGCAGCGAATGTATCACGCAGCTCAGGACAGAAATCGTCGATTTTAAGGTCTTGCAGAACATCGGCATACTCAGAAAACGTAAGGACTGCTCCCAGCAGGATGTATTGGGTCTGATTTTCAATATTCACCGCAGAAAGTCTCCCTCGTCAGGTAATTCAGCCATTGTCTGCTGATAGCCACCGTTCCAGTCCTTCACGTTACGCATCCAGTTCCGTGCAGCAGCTTTCCAGTCCTTCATGGGCGATTTTCCAACCTTCCAGCCATTTGCCGTGAAGTGGTCAACAAACCGCTCTGCTTCTGATTCCATGTAACCCTTGTCCGCAAAGTATTCTTTGGCTTGCTCGATAGTCGGAGCTTTGAAGCGTTTTACTTCGTTGGTATTTTTCTTTTCACATTTTTCTTTTTTATCAGATTCAGATACAGAATCAGATACAGATAAGCTACCATTCGTATCAGTTGGTATGTTTGGTATACCGTTTATACCATTCGTATCCTGTGATACCATTGGTATGCTTTCGTATTTTTTATCGTTCCAACGCTTGTTTATATTTTTCTTGTTTGCTTCTCGTCTACGCTTATCACGTTCTTCAATCTTCTGCACGTTCATATCATCGAACGCCTTAATAACTTTCCAAAGCATCCGCATAGCACGGTCGTTGTCGTATGCTGGCTCAAGTCCAGTCTCAACATACTGTGCGTAGTTGCGGATGAATGCTCCAAATTCCTCGTCCGTCAGATCGTCCATCGCATGGACGTGTTCCAGCAGAAGAATCACTGATGTTCTCGGCTTGTGTTCCTGCTCCATTTTCAGTCCTCTTTGTAGCGTTTGTTCCATGCTTCGATGGCTTTTTCTTTGCCAAATGTTACAGAAGTAGTCACCCCGCATTTTCCGCAGACAACCCAATTAGCCATGTTAATGTCAAGTGGATGAAGTACTTTTACAGTCGGTGGTTCCGCACCGCAGAACGGGCATCTCTTAAGTTCTTCCATCTTTAATTCTCCTTAAAACAGGCACTCAGCGTCAGATTCACGCAGCCATCCTTCGCCCGGAATGTTGACTATCTCATAATACTGTCGCGCAACGTAGATTGTTTCCTGCCCGTCCTCAGCAATCAGACCGACAATCAGATAGTTACCAGCTGCCATAAAGAACCAAGGGTTGCTCTTGTAGGTCTCGCCCTTCATCCAGTTCTTCATCCTGTTCACGGCTTTTTCAATGTCCTTGTCGGGGCAGTCCGGGTTTTCGTATGCAAAGAAATCCTCAGGAAATTTAAGCTTTTTCACTTTCTAAATCCCTCTCTCGTTCTCATAATTCGTTTGCAACCTTCAGATAGCTTTGCACCTTTACGGTATACAGGCCGATTGTGCTTCTTCTTGATGTAACCGCACTGCGTTTCGGACTGTCTGATAGCATTTGCAAGCTGTTCAAGTGATGCAGCGCATTGGGTCATCGCTTCTGTTAATGCTTCAAATCTATCCATTTTTAATTCTCCTTACGCATACCATTTCGGCGCTTCGTTGAAGATTTTCACACCTTCTGTAAAGCCAAGCCTATCTAAAGTTTCGCACATAATGCCATCCATCACGCCATGCACACGCTCCTCATCATCTCCGTATGCTCTGTACGCTTCTCGCATGGCAGCCGTAAACGAGTTAATCATATCTTGCGTAATAACGATATTGTTTTTCATAAGCCCTCCTATACCATCGGAAACGCCATCCAATGCGTCACCGTCACATCTTTCGGCAGTCTCTCACCTATCTCATCCCAGAACTGACCGTCTGCGTAACAGCCGAGAAAGTACGCTGTCGGAGAGATTCCTTGCAACATTTTTCCATCTTTATCACGCCACGTTGTCTTAGTCGCAAGCAACAAAGGCTGCGTCCGCTCTCGTGGCGGTTCGCTTGCTGGATGCCAGAGGGTGCTGCTCATAGTCTATTCTCCATCAAAGAACCACAGTTCGGGCAGTAGTTGTAGCGGTCTCGGTTATTTCTCGCATGGCAATTACTGCACATGAACCTCGTCTTATCTTCGTCTTGTGCAATCCATTCAGCGGTACGCTCTAAGGCTGTCGGGGCATCTTCCACAACGTCAATGGCATCGCCAATACCGCAAGCACGGCATCTAACGCCGTTGTAGTTCTCGCAGCCATCGCAATATGCTTTCTTGATTTTTTCAATAAGTGCGTTTCGTTCAAGGTATTCTGGATAATTAGCCATTGTCTTTCACCTCGATTGTTGGCGCATTTTCAATAGCTGTTATTACGTCTCCGAGCACATCGAACATCAAGGCGTTGAATGTGTAATCAGCTTCATCCACGCTTGCATACTTCATCTGTCTATCAGAAAAATAACGTTTGAGTGCATTTGCATCAATCGGTCTGACTTTCATCGCTCTTTCTCCTTTCAATCTCATTGCAAACCGCCTTGTAAAACGCATCCCACGTCTCATAGTCGTAAGAATCGCCAAAAAAGCCTGTCCGCTTGCGCTCTGCAATGTCGCGTTCAAAGCAACCAAGCGTCTTGTCGGTCAGCTTCGGTAGAAGCGGCGTGATGTATCCGCAAACAAGGCTAGGCATATATGACCGTCTGCCCAAGCAGTAGCGGACAGCGCAGTTGCAGACCGCTCCGAAGTCGTCATTGGCGGGGCCTACCATGCCTTTAGGAACATCTGACCTTAAATCATCAACACTGCATTTAAGAGCTTCCGCAAACTTTGTCAGTCGCGTTTCCTTTTTTACGCTACGCTTTTGCTTTTCAACGGCACTGACATACGCACCGGTCGTTCCGATCATCTTCGCAACATCTTTCTGCGTGATGCCAAGTTCAAGTCTGCGCTTTCTGATTTTCTCCCCTGTTGTTATTTTTATACCCCCGCCTTGTATAGCGTATATAAAACCACAAATCCAATCAAAAAAATAAAAACGTGGAGAATTGCATTCGCAAGAACCTTTATCTTTTCATCGGAAATTTCGTTCAAAAGCATATCCCATATCAAAATTTTTTCAATGATATATGCTATCCAACATATAAATGTTCCAACCAGAAAAGAAGCTAAAACCACAATCAACGCATTTCCAAGATTACTCATTCTCTTTTTTCTCCCATTCCTTGCATCCACGTTCGTCCCACACGAGGTCTGCAACGTGTTCTGACTGGTCGTTTACGCATACACCCTCCGGCTCTGCGTACCATTTGCAAGAGCCACAGGACGGCTCAGATTTGTTCTTGCAGGATTCTGCTGTGCATCGGATAGCCTTGCTAGTGGAGAACTGCTTGATGCCCATGCAAGAGCAATGTTCGGTGGTGCAGTAGAAGTTCATTCCTCTATCTCCTTCCATCCGATAAGCTCACATAAGCCAAAAATGTTATTGGTGCAACGGTGAACGAAAACTTTATCGCTTATTTTGAATGTTGGGATAAATTTAACATTTATTTCTTCCGTTTCATCATAAAACATCCAATCAACAACGTCTTTATCAATTTTTACACCCTCTTCGTCCGTCATAATTGCAGAGCACTGTTTGCACCTGTAAAGAGCGCGCTTCTTCATCTTTTCTGCCCTCTCTTTCCTCTGTTGAACCGCCCAATCACTCGCTTATACTCTGCATAGCACTCCGGGCAAAGGTCGCCTGTGTCCCTGCGCCACGCCCAGTCCTTGAAGTATTCATCAGGGTTCATCATCCTGCCGCTCAGAACCGCTCCGCAGCGGTCGCATACTCGCTTGTGGTAGATTCCTCTGTCAGTTTGCATTAGTCAAAATACTCCTCTTCCAATTTTAAGTCGCGAGGGTCAAGATAATAGTTTTTGCCTTTGTAGTTGCAAAGGTAATACGTTCCATAAAGATTTTCTATTCTCTTGACGAGTTCTACCTTTGCTCCGGCTGGAATCCTCTCTTTACCTTGAGCAATATGTGTTTTCAAATCTTCGTCCTCTAACTCTCTTTTCGTAACAAAAACAACCATTGTTTATTCCTCCTCCCCAACATCCTTGAACAGGATTTCTTTGTCGGCTTTCCAGTCTTTGATTTTGCACAGAATGTCCGTTCCGGGTACGGTCTTTTTCAGCCCATCCATCTGCCAGACGTTCCATGAGATGATAGCAGCCATCTCGCGAACTTTCCCAGCGTCAGGCTCTATGCCAAACAGCCACTTAAAGTTCTCTCGCCATGTCATGAGCATATTTGCTCTTGCAAGCAACAGGCTGTCACCCTGCCACTCATAGCCGTATGTAGTCGTCGCTGCGTCCTCTGCCACATCGTGCCATGTCCAGACATTCCAATCAAACCAGTTGTTTACACATTTCAGTTTGCGGTCAAATAGTCCTTTCCGTTTTGGTACTGGAATCTTTTTGCCTGTTACCGTGTCGTATCGGTTCACAAGGAATGGTGCTTCTCCGCAGGTGATTTCAAGGACTGTCGAATGGATGTACTTGATAGGCTCTTTCTTCATATCGGGCATCGCACCGTTTTCTTCGCCCATGTCTATCATCTTTTCGCAGACCCAAGAAGAAGTGAAAACCTCTGCTTTTGCTTTGGTTCTTTGCTTCTGCTCATCCAGACGCTTGAGAACTCGTGGCACTGGTGGGCACTTCTTGATTTGTTCTAATGTGATTTCATCCGCAAAGCCTGCGCCCAGTTCAAGCGGTGGCTCTGTTCCCCAGATGATGTTTTTGCCGGTGGTACGGTCTTTAAGCAAGATAAACAGCACCGCTGAAAGAATCGGGTCGGAGAAGTCAACCAACCGTTGTTTCATTTTTCTCCACCTCTCTGTACTCCACATCAATCCCTTTCGGCAAAGCCGTCTGATACTTCTGAGCCAACTGTTCTGCGCTCTGGGCATCACCCAACGGCTGTTCAGGCGGCGAAACGGCGATCTCCACGTTGTCGCGCATACCAAAGTAGTTCTTGGCTCGGAAAATCCACTCTGCCGGGTTCTCCTGACCATACATACCGTTGTATGCCCACATGGATTGCATTTGCAGAATCAGCTTCAGAATGTACTTCTGCTGCAAGCTGTCGTCACGGCGTTTGCCCGCCATAATCTGCTTCAGACTAACCCATTCGATGCCCAGCACCAGTGCAATCCATTCCACCACAGGGGAGATTCTGGCTTCGATGCAAGCATCAAAGAAGAAGTCAAGACGTTGCTGCACTTCAATCGGGTTGTTCATGTCTACGCTCGGAAGGTCGCCAAAATACTTGGCTGCAATCATGCCGATAACCTTCTTGTCCTCTTCATCACCGATTCTTGACTGCAAATCGCCCGTGTTCATCATCTTTGACTTCTCGATAGCCAATGCCTGTTGCTCCTTTACCTTCTTGCTGACCTGTGATCGGATGCTCTTGTTCTTGTTCAGGTTTTGTATCCGCTTCTTCTCACGTGCTTTCTCACGCTTTGCAGCGGCTTCCTCTTTCGCCTTTTGCGCTCGCTTCTCACGCTTCTTCTTTTCAGCTTCGGTCAGCGGCGGTCTGCCACGACCACGCTTCGGGGGTGTTGCCATGTATCAGACCTCCTTTGGAGCGGTCGGCAGTTTCATCCACCATCCTGCGTATACGAACTCGTTCTTGTAGTCGTCAACAAATTCGTTATCAGGTGCGCCGGGTTCACGGTGCGCAATAAAAATTGAACAGCCATCCCAAAGAAGAACAGACTGATAATCAATTGGCAAACCGTCTCTAATGCTAGTCCAATCGTTCATGTTCTCACTTCTTCATCTTCGTTTCGATGTTGTCCAGCTTCCGTGCAATCCACCAGACGGAACAGCAGTTGTCCAACTGCCGCCACCAAGCGCACCTTTCTTTCTCGCAGACGCACCGACCAAGCGGATTGCTGGTCATCTTCATCGGGCAGTAAAGTTCGTTGTCCATTAGTACTCCTTTTCAATATGAACCTTTGCAATGCCGACCATTGCATCATCATGGCATTCCATAATCCTACCGTGACGGAGCGACACACAGTTATATGTAGTGCCACCGTAAAAGCCGGAATTGTCCGTAATCTCGCTTGTCTTCATAAGAAGTTCGCCGTTGTAGTAAAAAGGCTCTCCTTCCTTGATGGAATCAAAACGAACTCTCTGCTTACCATGTTCTCCACGAATTTCCATACTTACCTCCACCCCATTACAACTGCCGTACAAACGACCAGACACACGTTGATGAACAGCCATACAAGCATCGCCTGCCGTTTCTCAAACAGGTTGTTCGCCATGTTCTTGATTGTCCGTTCGGACTGAACTACCGCCGCCAGCAGGACTAGGCAGACCAGCCAGCGAGTTACAAACTCAAACATTTCAGAATGCCCCCCAACTGTTAATAGTCATTTTCTTCCCGCAAATCGGGCATTCAGGAAGAGTTTTGTTCCAAACTTTATTTGCTGTCATCGTTGCAAATCGAGTGTCAAGGACATCTATATCCGTTCCGCACAAATCGCAAGAGAATTTTATGCTCCTCCGAATATCATCGCTTATCCTCATGGATAACGTATCGTCAACTTCTTTGCTATTCAACAGTGCCATTGTTATCCTCCATCAAATCGTCCATGCTCAGCTGACCACTGATGTTGTCATCTTCCATCCACCAGAGAAAAACGTCCATGCCGGTCTGCCAGTCGCACGGTAAGCCTTTTGCTTTTCTGACATCAAGCATTCGTTCAAACGCTGAGATGTACATTTTCTCGTAGGCAGGCCAGCGCACAAACTCGCGCTGTCTGCCCCCCCTACCGGCCATAGGACAACCGATGCAGCCAACACGTTTCTGCCCTTCGCAATACAGTGGATTGACAGGCAGGTGTTCGCTGTGCGTGTAGTCCCATACATCATTGTCAGACCAGTCCACGATCGGATTGACGGTCATCTTGCCCTTGAGGTTGCAGGTCTCGAACAGTTGCCGCTTTTCATCATTGTCGCCCATAAGAATGATGCGCTTTTCCTTGTCACGATGGCTAAACTCCATCGTTCCACGGTTTTTCTTTCTGTTTGTTGATTCAGCCCAGCGAACGCCGGTAGCGATAAATCTATCGCGGCCAGTATTTTCTTTGAGTACGGCACAGCAATACCGTACAAGTCTTGTTGGCGGCATCAGCTTTTGCGGAATCAGCGTCCACATGGACACAGGCCTGTCCTTGTATCGTGGCATGACGATGGAGCATTTGATTCCACGCTCTTCCATCGCCTTAACCTGCCCACGGATGAAATAGACCGTCTCCGGCGCATCTGCTGTGGTATGGCTGTTGACCACCTCGAAGTTGATTCCTGCACGTTCAGCCAGCGCCACGAGCACCTGCGAATCCTTACCGCCAGAGTATGTGACCATCAGCGGTTTCTTGTACCGATGCTCGGATAGCCGTGCGGCGTCCTGCAACCGTGCGATCGCAAGCTGTTCCTTATCCATCAGCTCCACCTTTCTCTCAGCTCTTTTTCGACCTGTTCTGACTTTGCAGTGATGTAATCCGCAAACTCGTCAGGGGTCATGTCCTCTTCTTTGAACTTGCCGACCATCTCCCAGTACCTGTCACCAATGCGGATGATTTTCTGCACCTGTTCATCGGTCAGGTCTGCATCGCACCGAAGGTTCTGGATCAGTGCACCCCATGTTGCAGCAATGCCATCCAGAGCCATGCGAAAGCCGTACAACTGGTTCTGTCTTGCGATTTTGCGGAGGTTGGTCGGCTTGACCTGTTTGCCACACAGGGGGCAATTTCCGAATTTATTCATCTGACTGCTCCTTGTCGGTGGAAAGCTCGAATGTAACTTTTAGCTTCTTGTTTCCAATAACGCCCCACACTTTTTCGAGTTTTGTTTTGTCTAAACTATCCATTTCAATAATAAAATGAGACAGAACAGCGGAAACCGCTTCATCGGTCACATCAGACTTGCTTCTCCATAACTGCAATCCATCTTTCCGCTGCTTCATCATCGTTCCGGCATAGATGGTTCCGAATAGCCCGCATCCAACATGATATTCAGCCATTTTTATTCTCCTTTTCTTCAAGACGAGAGAGCCAACGCTTGTATTTAGCGTCCTCAATTTCAATCTCTGCGTCCCAAAATTCGCATTCGGAATCGAGGCTATCTCCAAACCAAGCATCGCACAAAGCCTTGACTGCGTTATTTATATCTGCAATTTCTTCTGTCAAATTCGCTTCACACTCTGCAACGCTCTTCGGCGTCGGGTTCGTACCATCCAGCGCACGGCGCAGCTTCAACGCAGCCTGTGCCAGTTCGGATGCTTCTTCTGCCAACTGTGCCAAGATTTCCGTCTTGGGCAGGATGTCTGAAACTTTCTTGCTCACTTCTGTTCTCCTTTCAGCCAGTCGTTCAGCTTTGCCATGCAAGAGGGGCAAAGGGCAATAGGTTCCATATCACTTTGCTTGTACCAGTCAAGAGGAACATAGCTGTGGTCAATCACAACCTTCTGTACTGCGTTTCCGCAGCCTTTCCATTGTTCGCTTGTTTCGGATGCTCCGATTGTCATGGTATTGTCGTACCATACAAACGTATTGCCACATCTATCGCATTTCATTGTCATGCTTGGCTTTCCTCCAATCTCTTTAGCAGCCCATCCACGTCATACCGCCAATGGACACGCAGCCTTTTTGCTTTGACCTCTATCCCCTCTTGCTCTGCCCACTGCCAAGGGATGCTCTTCCGGCTCTCGTTGTAACGGAACGCCAGAACCTTGCTGGCAGGGATTGCAAAGGTGCGGTTGACCGACCTGTAATTCACTATCACATGGGCGGTCTGCCCGCCGTACCCCATTGCTTCCACCATGTCAGTGATGTGCTTTTCCTTGCGGTATTTGCACTTTGCCTTGTCGTACTTGCCGAATACCTTTTCCAAAGGGATAGAGGGCGTTTCGATGGTTTTCAACTCAAACAGGTGGTTCATCGGGTATCGGTACACAAGGAAGTCGCAGATGTTATCGATGGAAAAAGACAGGTTCTCGTTGCCGCCGTAGTAGGTGGCAGCACTGTCTTTCAGCCGGTAGCACCACGCATCGGATGGGACGGATGCTTTGAAGTCTGCTTCAAACTGCTTGCCGGTGTTCATGTGTTGTCCTTTGGTCGTTTTGGGAGTGGCATCCAGAACGGCATATTGTCAGGAAACGACTCCGCAAGGGTCATATTCACAATTCCTGCATGTTCCGTATTGCTATACCAAACCAAAATGTTTCCCATCGAATCTCCGTCACATTTGTGAGGTGGATTTTTCACTATATCTTTCCATTCATTCATCCTCGTTTACCTCCAAATTCACGGAATATGAGTTGCTTTGTCAGCGGGCTTTTCCATTTCCTTCATAATTCGCTTATGTTCTTCCACTGTCATGTTGTTCGGGTAGAATCGCTTGTCCACCAGTTCAAACGGTTGCATATAATGGTCAAGAACATCTCGTGCTTCTTTTCGTGCCTTTTCAGCACACATCTCGATATATTCTTCTTCGGTCATGTTGTAATCGGTAATGCAGTCAACAACCGAAGAAAACCGACACAGCAAGCCGTTAGGCTGTTTTGCAATAAAAGCTCCCATTTATTGTTCACCTCTAAATTCACTTCCGAGAAACCGTTTCTTGCCACGTTCACGGTGCTTGTCCTCGTAGTCTCTGCGGTATACACTCTGGCTGTGGTTCAGCTCATGCACGAACGCCTTGCGCTCCTCGAAGTCTTTCTTCTCTTCCTTGTACTTCTCGCAAGTGTCGTGGCAAGCTGTGCAGCGTGATGTGCAGTCTTTGCAACAGGTAATCATTTTTCGCCAAATCTCTTTTTTGTTACAGCCATCGGGAACTCTTCGATTTCCGATGCCCACCGTGCGGTTCCATCTCCGTATGCTCTTTGCCAGACCAGAGGGAAACCACCCAGACCATCGAATAGGCTACCCAGTGTAGGCTTTTCTTTTAGGTAAGGGCGCATCTTCTGCACCAACCAAAACCACTGCGGCAAAGCGATTGAGTTGCCTAGAGCCTTGTACCGTGGGCTGTCAGCGTATTTGTGCTTCTTTCCTTTGCTATCCGTCCAGTCACCAATGTTGGTGTAATTGTCAGGAAATCCTTGTAGCCGTTCGCATTCAACAGGGGTCAAGCGGCGAACAATCCAGCGGATGGCTTTCTCTGCAATCAGGCACTCGCTGCCATTGCCGATGTTCCCTGCTTTCGCTTTCAGAGTTGAGCACTTGTCGCTTTCCTTGTAGTGGCTGAACGACTGTTCGTTGAAGGTCTTGCGTTCGATTGCAATGGCCGTGTAATCTTTGATTCTGTTTTCGTGGTCGCCTGTTATGGTTGGACAAGTTCTGCCGTCACCATTTCCACGCGCATCAAAGACCTTATACGCTACTGCTGGACGGTCAACAGTGTTCAGCGTGTAGCTCTGGTTTTCCTTCACGCCGGAACCATTTGCGCCGGCCGTTTCAGAACAATCAATAATGTTTCCGGCAATGCAATAACACACGCCGTGTTCATGATTTGCCTGCAACGTATATGCTGGTTCACCATCTTCGCCAATCCCAAGCCCAGTGCGCTCTCCCATGGAAATATACCGTGTCGCTATCTGTGTATTTATTGGGATTGCTTCCGTTACACGAACCGGTTGAAACACAGTTTGGTCTTGCAACGTTGAAAGTGTTCCCACTTTTTCCGTCTGTACCAATGCTCCCTTTCCGCCGCCAGCACATCCACCTCTAATTTTCAGGGTGTAGGCATTTTGCCCCACCACTCGATCATTTCCAGCAGTGCCATTTGCAGCAAGTCCGGCAACTTCTTTCCACGCCTTGACGCACGAGTCAGGATTCCCTGACAGGCTCGTGCGCTCAAAAAGTATTTCTGCGGCACGTTGACCTCCAAAATCTGCGACAAGAGCGATACGCTTTCTTCTCTGGGGGACTCCCCAATATTGAGCATCAAGCTGTCGCCAAGCCAGAGACCATCCGTTTCCGGCAATTGCTCCGGCTTTGCTCCATCTGCCCCCCCTCGGAGGTCCAGGAATAACAGCGTTTGGTTGCTCCACGCGGGCAAGTTCTTCCAGCACGGCTCTGAAATCTTCTCCTCCGTTGGAACTGAATGCTCCTGGCACGTTTTCCCAAACAGCGAAAGTTGGATACAGTCCATTTGTGCTTGACCTCATTTCTTTTATGATTCGAACCGCTTCCATGAACAACCCGGAGCGTTCTCCTGCAAGTCCTGCTCTGCGTCCAGCAATAGACAAATCCTGACACGGACTTCCGAACGTGATGCAGTCCACAGGCTCTATCTTGTCGCCGCGAATCTTTGTGATGTCGCCCAAGTGTTTCATCTTTCCAAACGCCCGTCCAGCCAGATAGCGCAGCTCTTATATAAGGTAGGCGGTCATGACTTTGCAGAAGCAAAAGCCTTGCTCATATCAGCGATAATGTCATATCGGTCTTGATACTTGCTATACACGGTCGTTCCAGTGCCAAGCCCAATCTGCGTCTGGTTGATAGATGCAGGAACTATGTAGATGCTTTCTTTTTCTTCGCTCTTTGCGATCAAAAAGTAAACATCACAAGTCGGAAAGCGTTTTTCAAGGTTAAACGAATAGCAAAAACTCTTATTTGCTTTGCTCGGCCTTGCCGTTTTCACATCAACCTTAACGCTTCCATTAACATAAAGGTCATAGGCGTATCTAGTTGACATTCGCTCAACCGCAAATCCATGTTCTTCCAGCAGTTTTGTAGCAAGGTCTTCGCCATACTTTCCGAATTGCGTTTCGCTTTCTTTCATTTCGACATTGAGGATTTCAGCTATTTTGTAATAGCCACCCGGAAAACGGCGAATTGCATTTGTCAACTTGTCGTTTCCGTAATACTCACTCAATTCACTTCTTGATGGCATTCTGGTTAAACCAGTGGCAGACATACAGGCTTTCACATACAGCAAGATTTTATCTTGCGTCCAATGCGTTTTTTCTTCCTGATTCATGCGCATCTCCAATCAGAATGGCAACGAACCATCATCGTCAATCGCAGAGAAGTCATCGTTCCCGCCCTGCGAGTAGCCAGAGCCAGACCCACCAGCCAGCGTTTTCTTCGGTCTGACCTCATAGTCGCCGGAACGAATCTTGTCCACGCTGGTAAAGCGGTCAACGACAAGTTTCGTTTTGATGTTTCCATCATTGCCCATGTACTCTTCCTCACGGAGAACCACGCCGACCAGCTTGCCGCGTAGGGTCTTTTCATCGTTGTTGAACTTGTAGCCGGGATTGGACTGCTCCACAGCGGTGATAAATCCCTTGAAGAACGGCAGCGCCTTTTCCTTGTAGCTCTTGATGGTCTTGCCGCCCCATGCCCATTCGCCCGGATTCAGCTTGCCACGCTCGATAAGGGAAGCGGTCTGCTCACGCCAGTAGCCCTTGAACTCGCCCTCTGCGACCTCCCACTCGATGTTCAGGCGCTCCTTTGCGGGTTCGTCCGTCGCCTTGCAGATGCCGGCAACGTAGCCGCCAACAGGCAGGTCACGGCGCTCGGTGGCTTCCTGCACGTCATTCCAGTTGATGTTCTTCATCTGTTACTCTCCTTTGTTATCCGGCTGAACCGGAATGTTGTAATACTCACGGATAGTCTTGTCTACGGCCGCAAGGTCGTTTTCGATAAGCGCATCGTTGAACATCCCAAGGGGGGTTTTCACAGTGTCCATTCCATCATTGCGAGTGCTGAACAGATATCGTCCATCCTGCACAACGGTTTTCAGAACAATGGTGAAGTACCCTTCCACGCAGACCTTCTCGTCCAGCAGCTTGCCGATGGTCTTGAACTTCTCGCCACCGTCTCCGTCACGCTCGCTGTGGCCGAAAAAGTAGACCACCACATCGTCCGGCAGTTCTTTCGCCCGCATTAGCAAGGCGTTAAAGTTGGCTGCCATGTCGGTGAACTTCTGGTATCCGGCGACCTTCGCGTTCCGCATGAACTCGCCAGTCATAAGGTAGGTGGCATCGTCAATAACGATGGACTTACGCTTGGTGCTGTGGATTGCGGCATCAATCTTGTCGTAGTTGTTGGTGATGTAGGTTTTCATGTTGCTACGGAACGGCAGCGGCTTGCCAAGCACGTTGATGACCGCAACCTGTTCCGGGTCAAAGTTCCGAAGCGAAGCGGATTTACCACTGCCGGAGTGACCGTAGACCATTACTAATACTGCCATTTTTCTTTCCTTTCTTCGGCTTCATTAGGCTTCATTGTTCACACTTTGGCTTAACACGGCTGTACAAAAATCAACCAGCCATCAGTTCTGCCAACTGTGCCCGGAGGTCTTTCAACTCTGCTTCCCTGTCCTCGATTTCAGACTGCAAGTCCTCGATCTCAGCCAGCCGGTCAGCTTCTTTGGCTTCTGCCATCTGCTCGTTGGTCATAAAGTACACGCCGTCATCTGGCTCGTTTATTCCGCCAAATCTGTCAAGGTTAATCATCTTTTGGCCTCCCTCTCTTACGTTCCTCTTTGATTTGCAATGCACTGTGCCACTGGTCTTTGTCAATCTCGATGGTAGACCACCGGTAGTTACATACAAGGCACTTCTTACGTCGAGTGATGCTGTCGTGGTCAGACCGGCTGTCAACCGTTGTAATGCTGTCACTACCGCACATCGGGCATTTCATTGTGCATCCCTCCACTTGTTGGTGTGAGTGGGAATGCGGTTCAACTTCCTCATCCGTTCGGTATCTTCATGCTCTTTTTCCGCGTTCACTCCAAGCGCGCACAAAACCAAAGCGGTAGCTAGTAACATCAGCGAAACAAATGCCCATCCAAGCATCTGTACTGTACTCTCACAGCTATTTATTGTATCGCCACAGCTAACGGCTATGATTGCGGCGACGATACCAAGTATGGTAAGCATGTTTCCTTTTACGGTTTTCATTTTGTCCCTTCTTTCAGAATGATATCGAATAAAAATGGTTTGCTTGCATCGATCACGACTACTGCATTTAGCGCTTCGGCTATTTTTGCAAGCGTATCAGCCTTAACGCCCGTTTTGTACGGCGCTTTATTCGGGCTTGTAATGTTGTATATCGTTGGAGCCGACACGCCACTTCTGCGGATAAGCTCCGATGCCTTCATATCGCGTTCTTCAAGAGCGGCTTCCAGCGTCATGCCTTTTCCTCTGTGTTCTTTGGTTCTCTGCGTCTAAAAATCCAACCGGTTGTCATCAAAGCGCCAACGCCTAGGATGTACCATGTCACCTTAGCTCCGACCAAAAGCTCGATCTGATGCACCAACCAGAAGTTCAGCAGAAACACTGCGAGAATAAACGCTAAGACAATGCCCCAGATCAGGGCGATTTCCACGAAAATTTTCATCTTTATCCTTTCTTCGAATGCGTTCCAGCCGTTCCTTCTCACGGCTGTGCCAACGGATTTCACGCTTGCCATAATATTTACCATTCATAAGTCAGTTCTCCTGTCGCGAGCATCCTCGACACTTCGCCGTAATGCTTTCCCATCTTATCTGCAAGAGCTTGAACCTGACCTATGGATGGAATCTTTTTTTCTTCCAGTGCTTTCTCGTTTAAGGCTCGTTCTCTTCGTATGCTCTGATGTTCCGCAATACTTGCAAAGGCTGCATCTTTCGCGCAATCTTTGTGGTACTTTTGTGCCGCAGACATTTTAATCAGTGGCTTACCGCACCATTGGCATACGGTTTTTACTGGAGTGAACCCACGTCCTGAACTCAATGCTTTACGTCTCGCGCGCTTTTGTTCGCACGAGACATCCCTTTTACATTGTGTGCAATATTTTTTGCGTGGGTTTACCCTACCCAAAAAAGCTCCGCAGCGCTCGCAATATTTAATCTCCATCTTCATTCGGTTTACCTGCCTTTTTGGCTTCCCGATTGTGACGTTCAAAGCAATGGTTGATAGATTTTTCAAACCAGAGCACCTTGTTGGCTTCATTCCGGGACACGCCCGCTGCCATCGCCAGTTTCAACCGCCGTTTACGGCTAGGTGCTTTGTAAAAGTACGTCACCAGCACTCACCAGCCTTATCTGTGATGAACTTCGGGACTTCCTGACCTGTGGCAATGCACAGCGCGACTAGCTTTTCGACCCAGATGTCAAACAGGCTTTCTTTTGGCATATAGCACTGGCCGACGCAAGGCTCCTTAAAATTTGTCCAGATCGTCAGGCCGACAGCGCCATCCGTGACCGTCCATATCATACTGTAGCCTTCATTGCACAGGTTGTACAAAATGTCTCGTGCTCTGCTTTTGGCTTCGTTGATTTCAAAGGCATCCCAGCGATTTTTGCTTTTCTCGTAGGCTTCCACCGCTTTGTTAATGGCGTGGTGCGCTTCGTCCGGGTACTCAAGGTCTACCTTTAAGGTGATGATCTGTTTCATGCCACTCATTTTCCCTCTCTTTCTTTCAACAGCTCTTCCAGAGCTTCTTTAACCTTAGCTTCCGCATTTTTAGGCTCACGCTTACCGTTCAGGATTTTTCCCAAGTATTCCGGTGCGCATCCCATTTTTGCAGCAAGCTCTCTGATTTCGATGCTGTTAACGTGAAGCGTTCCCACAACATCGCCTGTCCACTTAGGAAGCAAATTTTTTCTCCTTTCTTGTTCTAGTACTTGAACTTTTTGAAAGAATATGATAATATTATGGTGTCAAGCAAAAACATTATCGAACGTTCTTCTATTTGTTCAAAGCCTTTAATTTGTTCTACCGATTGAACCCGGTAGCCTTATTAAAGCACAAGTAGTAGAACTTTTCAAGTGTTTTTGTTCAAGTGGTAGAACTTTGTCATCTTGTACAAACGCTGGAGGTATGTTTTGTGTTTTTTGACAATTTCGTAAGGCTATGTGAGCAAAAGGGAGTAAAGCCGTCTCGTGCTTTGACTGAAGCTGGCGTTCCGAAATCTGCTTATAGCTATTGGAGAACCGAAGCAAGTGCAGGAAACGATGCAAAGCCGACAAACCAAAACGCCGTAAAGCTTGCTCAGTACTTTGACGTTACTGTAGATTACCTTCTAACTGGCAGCCAAAAAGAAAACCCGCCCCAGCAGCCGCAAAGCGAAGTTGACGCGGATATCAAATGGATTGAGCAGAAGCTAGTAGAGATGCCGAAAGAAAAACGTGAAGCTTTGATGAAGCTTATCAGAACTATGTGAGGTGACGGCGTGAGCAAAAAGAAATTTAGCAAAGAAGAACTGCTGAACGACAAAAGTTCTCACATGGGTGATAGGTTTTCATTTGCCTTCGGTGCGCTTTTTTTGGTTGCTTCATTTATTTTACTTGTGTATTCTTCAACCGCCTTTTTAATCGTTGCAGCCATTGGGGCTATGATGCTGATAAAAGGTAAACGCGGATACGATATGTTTCTTGAAAGAGAAAAGCTCAAAACAAAAATGTACGAAACACCTGTATCCGCAAAGATTGTAGGCTCTGGTGAAAGCAAGAAGGCCGGAAGCGCCGCACTCCGTTCCGCTGTTGGCGGTTCAATTGCCGGTTTGCCCGGTGCTGTTTACGGTGCAGCATCCGCAAAATCTAAAACCAGCGTCACGTTTTATGTGACGTATGAAGATGGGCATCACGGAAGCGAAACTGTAAATTCCGATTCTAGCCGGTTCTTAAAACTGATGAAAGTCTGTAAGGATTGACCCGGTACAAATAAAACCCCTTGCGCCGGGCTTTTGGTAGCCTTATGCGCAAGGGGTTTTGTCATGCGTTAGTTATTATTTCTTTAGCTGCCGGAATCTTCTCAGGATGTTCCAGCAGCCATGCAATAAATCGGTCAATCTTGGCTCTTTCCTGTTCACTCATTGTGGCATATCCTCCCGATCGGTAAGTGCAGATGTTCATTTGATACGATTATACATCTTCTAGTTGTCAAGTCAATGTCTTTTGAACAACTTTGTAAAAATCGAACGTTTTCTTCACATCCATTACTTCACATCAGGGAAGCCACGAGTGTTCAAGTCAAAAGGGACAGCGCCTATCCATCTTTCCTCCAATCACAGCTCTACGAGCTGTCCGTCAATGCGTTCGATGTTATCTGCCGGGTCTCGCCCATCGTCTAATGCGGCTACGGCGCGTTCAAGGATGCCTTTTGCTTCGAGGTAAGCATCTTTATCAGCTTCGTACCCAGAAAGGCTCAGGACAAGCTCCAGCGTCCGTCTGCGAGCGTATGGGATAATCAGAGCATCTACGGTTCGGTTCATTAGCTTTCCTCCCACGGTTCAGGTGTGTGCGGCTTCCCATCGGGAACACTGGCAGGCATTCCGTCGATGATCGGCATACGTTCATGGTTCCAGATTACAGTTTCTTTCATTTTTGTTCCACTCCTCTTTGGAATTTTTTGACAATACAGTTATATCATAGGCTGCTGTTGGTTCTCCATAGCAGCTTTTTCCATTTTTTGGCTTGTCGAACCCGGCAGTTTTGCCGGATTTTGTTGAAAGGGTGAGAATTTATGGATGAATATTTAGTAAGAACAGCCAAAGCATTGGAGATAGCTCGAATGCGTTCCGGCTTGAGCCAGCAGAAGTTAGCGGCAAAAATGGGCGTGAATCGTGGAACGATAGCAAATTGGGAGCAAGGTCTGGCAGCCATTTCCCTTCCGATGGCTATGCGCTGGTTCACCTGCTGCGGCGTATCGGTGGCTCGATACATGGATGCTTGTATTCATCCGGGGCTACTTGAACACCTTGAGTACGACCTTTCCGATCTGGAGAAACGGCGGATTCTCATAGATGCTATGATGGAGTGCTCCTCCTATGAGATAGATGCCTTGCTGTACATCCGATACGGAGATCACGGCTCAGACCATATCGGCGTGCTGACAGAGATTTTGGCAAACCTCCACACACCGCTGAAGGACAGGGTCGCTGTCTGCCGGATGGTGTCTGGTAGCTATGAGATGGCACAGGCTACCAGAACAGACCCAGACCCGAACGGAACCGCCCCAAAGATGGAGATTCTCTATCAGGCGCAGGACGCTGGAACAGAAGCGGCTATGAAGTCCAACGATTCCTATACTGTGAATCCCAATAATATAAGCGGGTGATTGTCGAATTATCGCAGTTTTTGCAGAACATTTTGTCCACGTTTATCCACTTTTTGTACACCTATCGGGAAAATTCGCCTTGTCATTTCGTCCCCCATAGGCTGTAAATCGACAACATTCGCGCGGAATAAATAACGTATTAGCGTTAATTTGTTGTTTGTGATTGAGTGGTTCGTCAATCTGTCCCCCATAGCATTGAATTAAAAGTTTTTCATCCACTTTTTGTACACGTTAGAAAGTGCTAACAACGTAAGTACGTTTAATTTTGCTCACATTTTGTCTCATTTCATGCAGATTTAGTATACCTTTAGTTCATACATGGTGTGCACATAGTTGAACATCATTGCGTAATAATAACATGCTATCGTATATTTGTGTTTTTGCGAAATAAAATCGCTATCGAAAGAATGCTCTGTGCAGTTTTTGTATACCTTTCCATCCACTTTTTGTCCTCGTTTAATCTGCCTAACCGTAGATGGTGCGCTTCTCGGCTTGCTTCTGGATTGCATTTATTGGCTTTGGATGCTGTTGTTTTCAACAAAATTTGAAAATTCAAGAAGTGTGTGTTGAAAAGTGTCTGCTTCTTTGCTATTTAGTAGATGTTATTTATCTCTCTTGTTTAGTATCTTGTTTAATATATGTAAGGAGGTATACCAAATCTGCACGAAGGTATACTAAAACTGCATAGAGGTATACAAAATCTGCACAGACAGGTATACAAAATCTGCATGATGGTAGAAATGAACTATTGATAATTCAACCGTGATGTGATATACTGGTATCAACAAGTGGGAAGGATGTGAGAACTTGGGAGACTTGTCAATGAACAATCTCGTGGAAAAGAGCAAGGCTCTTGTGTGGGCAAAGTTCAGGGACTATACCGCTGGAGAACTTCGTCTGCTGGAAGTATACCTGTCAAGAATAAACCCTCGCGACCCCGAAAGTGCAACTGTTCAGTTCACGCTGAAAGAATACTGTGACTTTTTGGGTATCCGTCTGAACAGTAAAGATTTGAAGCAACAGCTTAGGCATTTCATTGAGAACACAGTAGCCGTCCCTCTTGAAGGGAAAGACGAATACACTCTGTACACCCTGTTTGCTATGGCGCAGATTCGATTTGACCCGGAGTGCTTTACATACATGGTCTCAATCAGATGCAATCCTTTGTTGCAGCCTGTGTTCTTTGATATTGCAGAAAAAGGGTATGTTCGGTATCGTCTGCGATACACGGCAAGCATGAAGTCTCAGTATAGCATCTTGCTCTATTCGATTCTTCGGGACTGGATGAACATGGGGGCGAAGGGGCATGAAATCAGCATCAAGAAGCTAAAAGAGCAGCTTGGTGCAACAGCAAGCAGTTATGACCAGTTCAAATTTTTTAGAGCAAAAGTCTTGGATGTCGCTGTTGCTGAAATCAATGAAATCTCCGACATTTCTGTGTCATATAAAAAACGGACTGTTGGGCACAGAATAGTATCGATTATTTTTGACGTAAAGATAAAACGCTCTGAGCCGGTCATAGATGCCGAATCCAGCGAGATTGAGACAACACCGCTAAGAGATGTTTCTGACAGCGAAAAGCCTGTAAAAAGCCCTAGAAACGGCGCATACGAAGATGTTGAATGGGCAAGCTTGATGCCGGGCGTTGACGAAAAGCAGTGCGCAAGCATTGCAAGGTCTGTGGCAAGGCGAATAAAATCTGAATACCCGAATATTCGCAAAGACAAGAAGAAGGATGCTGTTGTGAACATTGTGCAGGGCGCATACGAGCAAGCCGTAAAGGGCAAACCGGATGTTGAAGTGCCAGAAGCTTACCTTCGGACGGTTATCAAAGATTCTCAGTTAAGCAAGTTTGCGACATTCGGGTTTGACTATCTTGAATAAAGAAAGAGTGATAAAATGGCAAAAATCATAGCGGTCGCCAACCAGAAGGGCGGCACAGGAAAAACCACAACAAGCACCTGTCTGGCTGGTGCGTTGCAGTTGCTTGGCAAGAAAGTCCTGCTGGTGGACTGCGATGCCCAGTGCAACGCAACAGACACCTACGGTGCAAAGGTGGTGGACGTATGCACCCTATTCGATGTGATGACCCGGCAAGGTACAGTAGAAGAAGGAATCCAGCACTGTGAAGCTGGTGACATTCTGCCGTCAGACAATGCATTGAAGGACATTGACGAGCAGCTCGTCCGGGACATTGGCAAGAACTTCCGTCTGCGCGAAGCACTGGAATCCGTGTCAGAACGGTATGATTACATTGTGTTGGACACTCCCCCGCAGCTTGGTCTTGCGCTTGTGAATGCGCTGATCGCCGCTAACAGCATCATCGTGCCCATTACAGCAGACCGATATGCGCTTGCCGGACTGAGCCAGCTTTCGCAGACCATTGGTGACGTTCGCAGATACTTCAACCCGACTTTGAAGATTGAAGGTCTGCTTCTGAACCAGTACAAGAGCCGTGAGAACTTGTCCAAAGAGGTTGTGGAGCAGCTCCCTGTGATTGCGCAGAGCATGGGAACAAAGCTGCTTGACGTGAAGATTAGACCGTCTATGGGCGTTCGTAAGGCGCAGGCAGAGCGCCACAGCCTGTTTAGCGGTGACACGTCAAAGAGTACCAGCGCAGAGGATTTCAAGGCGTTGGCGAAGATGATTGCAGAGGGGGATGTGTAGTGAATGTAGTTAGATATAAAGAGCTGGAAAAAGCCGAGTTTGAATTGCAAAGCAAATTCAGCTCGAAAGATGTTATGTTTTTCCGCCGAGGGGATGGAATAGACAATCCGATTTATTATGTTGTTTCGCAAAGACATTGTGGGGCGTTAAGGCCCGAAGAAGCCATAAAAGCCGGAAAAGTTTTGATTGAAGCTGGAAATGCGGCGAAATCTTTTCGGTACAACGGGTATTTTATTGATTGGAGTGACACACAGTGAAAAAGTCCAGCAAAAAAACATCCGGCTTGTTGGGCGGGTTTGATTTCCAGCCTGTTTTTTCGGAACAGGCATTAAGCCGAAGTGAGCCAAAGGAAGAAGAAGTAAGCCAAACAAAGCCAAACGAAGCCGAACAAGCACAGATTAAGCCAAGTGAAGCCGCAGACAGCCATGCACAGCCTAATGAAGCACAGTTAAGCGGTATTAAGCCGAAGCAAGCCAAAGACAGCGAAACGCAGCCAAACAAAGCCGTAGTAAGCGAAAGTAAGCCAAAGAAACTGGCACAAGCGAAGGAAGTTCAACGTCTTATCGAACAGGGCGATGTTCCCGGCGCACTAGCTGAAGCTGGCTTGACGAAGAAAAAAATCCCAATGCCGGAATCGCATCAGGGCGTTGCAAGCGGTGATGGCAAGCGTTCAAAGCGCATTACCATCCTTATGAGCGAGGAGGAACGCAAGTACATCAACCGTGAAGCAAGGCGGCACGGAATGACGATTGGACAATTCGTGTACGCTCTGGCTGTCGCAGCGGCAGAGGGAAAGATTGAATTGGAGGATTTCTTGGAGGATTGATGATATATGGAAAATTTTTATTGGGTCAAAATCCAGTACGATGATTACGTAAAATGCAGGCACTTTCAAGCCCCGTTCGTCTTGTTTGCAAACAGCAAGGAAGAAGCAAAGAAGAAAATCGAGCAAGAAGTTCCCGGAAAGTTTTCCATTGTCGGAGTGGTGGAACTTGACAAGAGCCTTGTATTCCATCCGCAAGACTTATTTGACATGAGGTCAAAATCAACACTTTGGGAATGAGGAAAAGATTATGCGTACATACAAGCCACGCAAGCACAGAAGCAAAGAGGAACAAGTTCCTTCTGTAGATACCGTTGCGGTCATTCGGTGTAAGAACTGTGATTTATGGAACACATGGGACAAACAAGGAGAACTGTGTAGTTGTGCTCACTTCACACTAGATGATTCCAGCCCTGCGTATACAAAACCTGATGATTTCTGTAGTTATGCAGAGCAACGATAAAAGCTGAGATTTAAGGAGTAAGTAGTTATGAAAGTTGGAGATAAAGTTTACGCTGAAGATTGGTGCGAAGGCATTATCGATGAAATCAACGGAGATACTGCCATTGTTGAGTTTGATACTTCTTGCGGAGGTGGAAGGCTTTCGTTTTTGTTAGAACAACTTCAGTTAGCTGAGCCTGATAAAAACTAAGTTCTAAAGTTAAAATAGAAGACCCCCTGTGTAGTCGCAACGACCGCACAGGGGGTTCGTTTTACTTATCAGCAATGCAATCCCAGTAGAGATATGCCTTGCCATCTGCGGCATCTGCGTCCTCAAGGAACGCCTTTGCCATGTCAGCGTAGAAGCCCGGAGTGTCAACGGACTGACGCTTTGCGACCTGACAATAATCCGAGTACATCATGTTCATGACAGCCCAGAAATCGTTCGGGTCACAGGTAATATTGCGCTGTTTGGCAACGTCCTGCGTCTGTTCCAGCGTCCAGTGACAACCTTTCGTGCCGTCAGCATTCACCATGCTGTCGCACCATTCTTCCGCTTCATCGTGGGTGAGGTGCTGGCGGGGCATCTTGATGGAGCGGCTGTCTGCGCCGCCACGTTCGTACTGACCAGACCGTTTATCCCAGTCGCCGTTCTGCGAGAAGCCGATTTGCGGCATCTTGCGCCCATACTCTACGTCAGGGTAGCGGGGGATAGGGTAGGGGTCGATGTAGCGGTTTTCCTCCTGCGGATAGTAGGGATAGCGGTCGCTACCGCCTTCCAGCTTGCGCAGACGGCGCTCCATCTCACGCTCCCTGCGGTCACGCTCTTCCTCAAGGCGGTCGCGCTCCGGCTCACGGTTTTTGTCGTGGTCACGGAGCATCATCATGCGGCGAAAATTAGTCTTGCCCATAATCTATACCTCCTCAAGAAATGGACGCGGGTGCGCCAGCGTGGGAACGGCAGAAGCAGCCCAGATACTTGAACGTGCCGGTGCCAGTGGCAGACGTTGCAACACGGGTAGCATAGCGAGTGCGAGTGTGGATGCTCTCGGCGGTTGCCTGGGCGCAGTTGCAGTCGGTCAGAGGGTATGCGGTCGTACCTGCGCCGATTGTAATGACCACAGGGGCGTTGATGGTGGTCGTGTCCGGCAAAGCCTGAGCAATGACCAGACAATATTTTTCTCCCGCTGCGTAAGAGCCAGCAGGAATATTGATGGTCAGCGTATCGTTGGCGAACGTCACCGACTGGCTCAAGACCAGATGCGGGCAGAGTTTGCAGCTTGTTTTGCAAGCCATAATGTTTTCCTCCTAAAAAATCAGGGGCAGAGGTGTCTTACCCCTGCCCCGATGGTTCACCCGGTGTTATCGGGGAGTGTTTTGGTTAGCAGCAGCCGCAGCAGTTCACGCCCACATTGGGGTTTGCCACCTGATAAGCGGGAATCGGACGAGGATTGACCCGGTTCAGGATGGTATCAGTCTGCTGGGACATCACGGTGGTCAGAAGCGCATTCTGACGATCCTGAGAAGCCGCAAACTTGAGGCTCTGGTTCTCAGCGGTCAGAGTGGCAATCTTATCCTGCGTGAAGTAGTCCATCATGCTGCGGAAGTTGGCGTTGCAGTTGTCCACGATGGCGCGGGCGTTGTCTGCGATGGCCTGGCGGGTAGCGCAGTCCTCCGTTGCGATGGTGTACTTCAGGTCGCCGATCAGCTGTTTGTTCTCGCAGCAGCAAGATGCAAGCTGCGTGGCAAGAGCGGTCTGACCCGCCTGCCGTGCGTTGCCCTCCTGCATGATGGCAAGGCTGATGGCGTTGTCACCGTTGGACACGCTGCGTTCCAGACCGTTCACGAGCTGTGCGTTCTGGTAGCCAAGCTGACAGATAGCGCTGTTCACGCCCGCAAAGCCGTTCGCAATGTTGGCGTTTATGCCATTGATCTGCGCCAGCTGGTCATAGCCCAGAGAGCAGATACCGCTCTGGATGCCAGCCAGAGAGCGGGAGGTGTCCTGCTGGTAGAAGCCCTCAGACAGAGCCGCACGGGTGTCGTTACCGCCCTGCCCGGTTGCGCCAGTGCCGACCAGATAGGGGATGTAGCTCGCCATACCGTTGTCACTGCCGTTGCGCCCGTTGCCGTAGTTGCCCCAGCCGAAGATGATGGCGAGGATGATAACTGCCCACAGACCTTCGTTGCCGAAGAATCCGCCGTTGTTATTGCCGCCATCCTGCCCAGCCAGATAGCCAGTTGCAAAATCGTCCATAACAAAACTCCTTTCAGTTTTGCGTTATGCTATCCCACCGCCGTATGCGATGGGCGAAGCCAAACAAAAGCGGTTTTTGTCAAGTCCGCAAAACTGAGAAGCGTTTCGCTTAGAGGGATGCTTATTTTAGGATTGCCAAGTCAGCTTGGAGGGTTGTCCTTTTTATCTTTTGGGTCATCCCACTTTTTGCTTGCAGCACCGAAAATCAAGCCAAGCATTAAAGGAACCCATATTTTGTCATTGCCACAAAGATTGTTGATGTCAAAATCTTTTTCAGAATGGCTGTTTTCAAAATCATCCATTGTAAAGCCTCCTCACTTCGGAAGCGTCAAATTCAGGACGCTTGCCAGCTGGTTCAGGTCAATGCCACGCTCTTTGGCGAGGTTCTGCGCCATCGTTCGGAGTTGCGCTTCGTTTTTGCCCTGAATCAGGTTCAGCCCCTGCATGATGGGTGCGCTCTGCCCACCCAACTGCTGGATAAGCCCCATCGGGTTTTGCCCGGCACGAGCCAGATTTGCAAGCTGCATGATAGGGCTGTGAGTAATCATATCAAACGGAGAGGACATCGCTTATTCTCCTTTCTTCGCTGCGGCAGCTGGTTTAGAGAAGCTTTTCTGCCACTTTTCCAGTTCATCCAGCCGATGCACAAGGGCGTTGTACTGCTCAATAGGCACATACTGCTGTGTCGGTGCAGCGGTCTGCTGTGCCTGTTGTGCTTGCATCTGTCTCCATGCTTCCGGGCTGTAAAACTCTTGCACATAGGATTCACAGGTGTCCGGGTTGAGCCGCTTGCAGTAGATCACACCGCTGCGCAAATCCGGGCAGTAGGTCGGTCTGCCGTACAGGTCGGACGGTATCGCCAGAAACTCTTCCCTGCTGGAAACGGGTCTGCCGAGCAGCCAACCGCCATCTTGTGCCGACTGCTGAACAGGCTGTTGCCCATTCATCGGCTGCGGACGCTGCGGTTGTGCCTGTTGCATCTGCGTATTTGGCAGGGAAGTGGCAAGACCTACCGTGCCCATGCCGCCGTAAGGATTGACAGGCTGCTGCGGAACGTAGGGCGCTCCGGGTGTCGAATAATAGCTCATAATACATCCCTCCTGATGCTCCCAGTGTACCGCATCAGCGAAAGCCGAAAGACAACGAACGTCAAATGAAGGACAAAAAATCTTGGTTAAACTTTGATTAAAGCTTGATTAGAGCTTGATTACCGTGAGCAAAAAAGAAAAGCGCCCACACGGAAAAATCCGCATGAACGCTTAAAGATATAAATATACTTATATAAAATGATGCAAAATAGAAAGTTTGAACGTTTTACTTGCAAAAAATCCCCCGCTTTACCTACAACGTACCCCGAGTGGAACGCAGGGCTTCGGCAAAGCAGGGGATTTTTTATGCCGCCAAAACGGCTAAGTCTAAAATCAAGAGCGGAACCGTCCACAGGCAATGCCGCTCTCTACAAAGGCCGTAGCCTTTCAAGTCTAAAGGCGTCTCCCGCATGGTACGCACTGTAAGTAAGCGGGCGGGAGACTGTATCATCTTAAAAGACCCACCATGATACGCATCGTTGAGAGGCTTAGTGGGTTCAGATATCCACCCTAATGCGCTTCTTCGAGAGGCCGGGTGGATTTGTTGAGATAATTATACCACAATCCGTGCAAAAAGAAAAGCGGCAGACCTGAAAACCTGCCGCTTTTTTGAATCGCCAGAGCAAAAGCTCAAAACTAATCCCTAGACAAAGTTATTATATCACGCACTCAGCATTTTTTCAATGCCTTTCAGCCGGTAGCCTATCGCCGTCCGGCTGTAATGTGTCTGTGCTGCAATGTCCGGCAGCGGGAGCCGCTCCACGTACCGCAGTAAGGCTATCTTACGGTCTACCCTCCCAAGCGGTGCGCCCTTGATGGCGGCGGTCATCTGCTGTCGGTCAAGTCCTTGCAGCGCAGTGGGCAGCACTACGCGAGCCGCCGCCACAGGCAGCACCGAGCCAGAAAGGTTCGGGCAGCTGTCCGGCGTTGCGCACCATATTGCCAAGCACAGCGAAACGGTGACAAAACGTCACCAGTTTGTTGACATTGCTAAGATGGTATGTTTTCGTGAGGCCGCGAAGACGTGCGCAGACCATTTTCGTGATGTCACGAAATTGCTCTTGTGCGGCGAACATCTCGGTGACGTCACCGAGATGGCGGTATGTAGTGCTTGCCATGGTGTTACTCCTTGCTATCCAAAACGGTTACTGCGTACACACGGAGGCTTTCCAGCTTTTCGATAACGGCATTATAAGCTGCTTCCGTTGCGATGTGTGCGATGCGCTCCAGCTCGTTGTTCTCCTTTGATGCAGCGATAATTTCATCCGCAGATATGCGTTTCATGGATTCAATCAGATCGAGCAAATCTTCGATATTTACTGCGTTCATGCGTTATGTCTCCTTACTGCGTAATTTCCTCAACGTTCGCCTTGTCTTTAGCATCCAGTGCGTCGTAGTACGCCTGCGCCAGAGCTTCCACCTCTGCGATGTCGTCCTCCGTCAGCAGGCCGCTGTCCAGATGGGTGTACGCTTTGTCCAGCCAGTATGCCACGTCACGCCCTGCGGCGATTTCCCGCTTGATGGAGCGCAGGGTCAGGTCATGCCGGGCTTTACTTTTGAGTGCCATAGTCAGTCCTCCTTTAGGTCGTTGTCATGGACGCTACTGCGTCCTCAAGATTTTTAATTGCGATGTTCACGTCCCGCTGGTAGTCCAGCTTGACCCCCGCACCGTCACCAGCCTGCACCACAGTGTCAGGGCCGTAAGCTGCAAGGGCTTTGTAGGCGGCAATCTCGGCAGGGGTGAGCGGGGTTTCGATGGGAGTGGCGAGTATTGCGTTCTGCTCAGCCAACGTTTTTGTGCTGTCGAAAGCCGTTTTATCAATCCTCTGCACCCTCACACCCCTTTCCAAGTCCACCTCGTCGCAAATCCATTGCTGCCCATTTTGGTCAGTGTAGTTGCCGCCAGAGGTGACAGGAATGCCGGGCAAGCCGTTGGGAGTGGGAAGCGTAAGGAGCTGTTCACGATAGGGTTCATAATCGGGAGATGATGCGTTCCATGTCAGGCACACATTTTCACTGATAGTATCTTTTAACAAATACTTAAACTTTGTTGCGTTTATTCTAAGCGTTATATGTTGTTCAGCATTACCAATATTAATACCAAACCACTGCTGTTCATTGTTTTCGCTAAAGAATAAGATGTTTCCGCCTTTCGAAACTAAATCGCCTTTGAATACTAAAGTTATCAGCGTGTTTTTCTTGATAAAGCACTCGATAACGTCATTCGTTTTCAGGTTGGGCGGAATCCGATTTTTCCCAGTCACCTTCACCGCAATCGTCCCGCCGTCACCTGCACTCACAATAGGCACAGGTGCATCCGGCGTGGGTGTGCCGTCCTGCGTGCTCTTACCGTACACGGTCAGGCCGCACAGGGGCGCAGAAAAAGCGTCGTCAACGCTGAGCGGGTTGCCTATCTCAGTGCCTACAAGGATGTTCTGCCGGGCCTTGACTGCGCTGATAGCGTCACCTGTGGCTTTTGCGTCAGCGGCTTCGCCCTCGTGGGTGAGGGTGGTGTCCAGTGCTACGGCAGGGCCGGTATCACCCTTTTCGCCCTTAAAGTCACCGTTTGCGATGCCGTCTCTGAGTTCTTACAGGTTATCTGCGGCCTGCTGGGCGCTTTGACCAGCATGGGCAGCGCTTGTGGAAGCAGCACTGGCAGATGCCCCGGCCTGCTGTGCTGCCGTCTGTGCATCGGTCTTGGCCTGCTCTGCGGCGGTGGCGTCAGTGTGCACGGCATCCACTAGCTGCTGCCATGCAGGAGTGCCCGGTTCCGGCTCTGTGCCGTCCTCTGTGCCGCTGTTGGCGCTGACACGATACCGCAGGTCTGCACTAGTGACGGTCTTTGCGCCGTCACTGCCTTCAAAGGTGACGCATCCGCTCCCGGGCTGTGCGGTCACGCTGGCGGGCACGGCCACATAGCCGTCCACCACCAGCGAGGATGCCGGGTCTTTGCCGTCCGGGACGTGCCAGAAGCAGCGGATAGCCAGCCCTGCCCACTCACCGGTTGCATCGACGTGCAGGCGGTACACACCCCGGTTCTTGGTGTAGCCAAAGCGCACCAGCTGCTCATAGCCCGGCACTTTGACGACGCCATTGGATGCGAGAGATACGCTTAGCTCAATCATGCTTTACTCCTTATCCGCCTGCTTTTCGATGCACTCACCAGCTTTGCCGCGAAGACAGTATTTGCAATACTCCTTGTTGTCGTCTTTTAGGTTGCACACCTTTTTACGCTTGCGGGCTTGATTCATAGCGTTTGCAGAAGCGGCGATAATGCCGCACATAGGTACAGGCATATAGTACTCCTTTACTGGTTGATGGTGGGTTTCTTTTCTGCCAGTGCCTTTTTCATAATGCTGACAGCCTTTTCAATCACACTGTCCAGCACTTCATCGGTGATGAAAGGCTTCAGCCAGTCCGGCAGTGCGCCGCGCAGCGCTGCAAAAACCTGAGCCTTTTTCTTTGCACCCTGACCGCTGCCCATGATGCTGTCCTCGGCGATGGTCACAAGCTCCAGCGCCCAGTCCTTGACATACTGCTTGTAGCCCAGCCGGATGGCGCCCACTGCCAGCGCGGCAAAGCCAATGAGCATCAGTACCAGTGCGATGGGTGCGGGGATAAAGTTAAACATTGCTTCCATGATTTGTTACTCCTTTCAGCAGGTAGTTGTTAATATCGGATTTGCTTTTTTGCATACCTTCGCGGTTGTTGCCGGACAGCTGCGAATCCAAAAGATTTTGTACGCCAACGAGTACGAGACGCATCTCTTCATCGAGGCCGTCAAAGCGGCGCAGGTCTCTTGCAAGGGCCTGTGCGTGCTGAAGCTGTCCCTGTTCCAGCACGCCAAGTCTTTTTTCGAGCGTATCCATTCGCTTGTTCTGCGCATCGTCGGGGGCCTGCGCCTTTTTGATGTATTTGTGGATGATGTCCAGCACCTTGTCGATGGTGATGGCCGCAGCGCACAGGCTGCCAAGGATGCCAAGCACCCACAGGAGAGCTTCTTTTTCGGTCATTTACCCTCCCGGAGACGGGTCAGACCCTTCTTGCTAATGATACCCGCATAGTCCTTGTATGCGTGACTCATGTCCACGTTGGTGGTCACACCGGGTACACGGGCCTTGCTGGTATACTGCCACATGCCAAAGGGCCAGCTGGGCGCGGGCTTCTTTGTGCGGTAGGCAGCCAGCCACACGTCGTAGGGCTTCAGCGCCGCGCCGCCCATGTACAGGAAGGTACTGCCAAACCACAAACCGGTGTAGAGCAGAGCGTACACGCCCCAGCTTTCCACCGTGCTCAGCATGTAGGCCGTCAGGTCGGTCAGCGCGGCCTTGCCAAGCGGCTTCTGCACCTCGTCCTCGATGTCCACGGCCACCGGCAGCTCAAAGCTCCGGCCGGTGAGCAGCTTCTTGAAGTACGCCAGCTCCCTGTCGGCCTGCTCCCGGTTGACCGCCTTGAAGTAGCCATACACGCCGCAGGGGATGCCCAGCCGCTTGCACTCGCTGTAATTGCGGGAAAACTGCGGGTCAGTGTAGGGCGCACTGGGTCTGCCCGTTGCGCTGTTGCCCATGGCGCGAATTATTACACCGTCCACCTTCCCGCTTGCCTTGACCTTCTCCCAGTCGATCGTGCCCTGATACCGGGACACGTCCATGATTTCAGCCATAGCGTCCTCCTTACTGCGTAATTTCCTCAAAGCCGCTCTTGATGAGAATCGCCTTGACCTTCTCCTTCAGCAGGCGGGGGCAACGCTCATACAGAGCCTTTGCATCCTCCATAGTCTCAGCAGACATGATTTCCTGTGCCCACAACATTGCCATCATAAATACCATCCTTTCGATTTTTTGTGTGATTTTATGCATAAACAATCTCGCTCATTTCAAGCAAGCACTGTTTCAACATCTCGTTTTCTTTTTGCAGTGCCGCCACCGTCTCCGGAAGCTTCTCCCGGGCTTCGGCCTTCTTGCGCGCTTCTTCCTGCGCGGCCAGCTCTTCGGCGGTGTAGCGGATGTACTTCTGGATGGGTACCTTTTCCACCCATTCCTCCTGTGCCTGTACTCCGGGGCGGTCAACGATCTTCTGCACGTCCTTGCCACCGTTCGGATACTCGGTCACGGTCTCCCAGTGCCACTGCTCCTCCACGCCCTCTACGGCGGGGTGGGTGACTTCTTCAGTGTCGTCCACCAGATACCCAAGGGTCAGGTCGGGGTTTTCCACGACCGCGCCGTTCTCGTCAATGATCTTCATGGCTCAAAACCTCCTTTCTCATGCCACGCGCTTCCAGATGTGCACATAGTAGGCGGCGGGCTGC